CCATTCTCTTGGTTTAAAATAGGTATGTAGAAATGTCCTGTATTTTTAATATATCCTGCTGTAGTTGCTCCATCATTTCCAACTTTAAATATTATTGCGTTTTGATCTTCAACTGCATAATGAGAAGAACCTGTAATAGTGATTGAACTGGTAGAAGCCCCCCCTCCATATATTGTAGCAGCTATTAAATTCGTATTATTTATAATTACTGGAAACCCTGTATTTCCAAGATATAATAACGTAGACGTAAAAGCAATAATATTATCTCCCCCTGCTGAAAAATAAAATGAATAAGAAGCATTTGCACTAAATACAATATTATTTCCATAATTAATCCCAGCACTAGATGGTATATTAACCACACCATTATTTTGAATTGAAATAGATTCTGTCGCACCATTATTACCAACTTTAAAAACTATTGCTTTAACCCCAGCAGTACCATTACCCAATGTTCCTTGAAAAACAAGTTGATCTCCAACATTTGTTCCACCTATTAACCATTGCCCACCTGATTGTCCAGGTAAATAAGCATAGGATTCGTTTAAAGGAACAGTTGACCCTGTCACTACAACATTTGTAGATTTAGTAGATGATTTAGTCCCATTAATAGTATCTTCCATTGTTAAATTAATGGGGGCAAGGGTTTGTTGGGTTGTTAATAGTTCCGATAATTCTAATGTTATTTTACAATCTCTTGATTGTTTTGAGAATGATAAAATTTGATAGTAACGACTTTGTATTTGTATAATGTTATTAAACCCTATAGAATGGGTGTAATCAACATAAGTTAATTTTAAATAATTCTTGTAGCTATAACGATTGTTTATTATGTTTTTAGTGTATAAAGACAACAAATCTGTATTTTCTGTATATCCATAAGAATTCCATTGTGAAGTACTTTCCCACTCACTCGTGAATATAACGATAGCACTCATTTGGGTACGTTGATAGCTATCCATAAAATAAACTTCACTTTCGACAGCTTTAATACCTGTGGGATTTTTACGGTTAAAACTAATATCATACGTTACAACAGGAATATCCCCTGCTGATTCAATAGCATCCCCTGTTGACATAGATACTTTTGATATAAGTATTCCAGTAAAGTAAGCATTGTATAAAGTATGAGGAGGTGGAAATGTTTGCAAAGGGCTATACCAATCTACAAATCCATATACAGGTACTCCCCTTATTTTTATTCTCACTTTATAATCCCCAGAAACAGTAACATGTGAAGCACTGTCAAATGTACTAGCAATTGTCCTCCAACTAGTATCTATAAAACCTCCTAAAGATTCCCTCCATACTCCATCTGGATGTAATATCTCAAATACAATCCTAAGAGAAACCCCTGAATTGACAGGTAATGTGAGGTGTGTAACATCTACACTGATTCGTAAATAATCATCATCTGATATTTTTACAACTCCAAAATAATTAGTTAATTCAATATAAAATGTTTGGTCGGCATAATCGGAAAAGGCTAAAATAGGCAATGCATTATTTATCGTTTCATGCCCATATTCATCCCATACATTTACAAAGTCGTTTAGATTAAATCCTGTAGTATCAACGCCTAAATCTTTATTATGTATAGCTCCTGTTATTTCTTTAATTGGAGTTATCTTTTTTATTATGGGATTTCCAGATTCATAATCATAAGATGTAACATCAACAATATTATTAGTAGCACTGCGACTTGAAAAAGTAGTAGTTGCCCAATCCACAGAATAATAATAACTATTTAATTCATGATGATTAGTGATGTAATACTTTCCTTTGTATTGTTTTAACGTTACATTATAATTAATTAAAACTGCATCAATTACTTTCCAACATTTCCATGGAATCCCTTTGTCATCTAAAAATCGACGACAATCAACTTGTACAATATCTAATGCACATTCATCAGCTGCCATTAATAAGCTTTCGTAAGTGTTTAATTGTACTACAAAATCAAGATTAATGTCTAATGAATGTAAAGCATATTTGATAATGTCAATTTTACGTTGTCGAGTAGAAACTACTTGTTCATTTATATCATAAAATGAAGTATTTTTTAAATCTGCTAAACCGTCTGTTGCTGACAATTTAAATACAGTAAATGGTTCGTTTTTATAAAAATCCCTGCTTAAATTCTCAGGTTTTATATACCCTTCAAATTCAAGTTGAGAATCTACATAATATCGCACTTTGTAATCTTTATAATTGGATTCAAATATTGCATCAAATGTAGATACATCAGCAGCAGCTACAACAAATGAAAATTTAAGTTCTTGCCCTTGTATGACTGTAAAATCTAATTTATCCGCACTTGTTCCAGTATGCTGTAATGATATAGGATCAGATGTGACAGATTGTATGGTAGTAGCTCCTCCACTATATTCTAACAATAGTAATTCAACACGATGCAAAGTGTTTCCTATGTCATAAAATTCAGAATAATATATCAGATTATAATCATTCATATTAATAACTGTTAAGTATTCTTGTTTCTACGTCTTTCACTATATGATATAAATCTTCTCCTTTTGTAAACCCTTCCACTTTAACAATAACTTCTACTTTGGTTGGAGAAATATTCGGTAATTTTCCCGGAGGGGTGACTGTTTCCCCAGTGGATAACATGGCAGGATAAGAATCATTTGGATACCCAGCTGGGATTATTCCCCCTTCTGCCATTTTAGAAGGAACAACTGTTGATAGAGCAGAAAGTACAGCTGCAATCCCTGAAGCTATTGCTAAAATATTTCCCGGAAAAGGCACAGATGCTCCAGCAGAGGTAGCTCCTGCAATAGCAGATGCAGCATTGGCTGCTTGTAATGATTTTAAAGAATTTACAATTGTTGGGATACTTCCTAAAAACGCCCCAAAAAATTTAAACCATTCCCCTGCTGTCCCTTTTATAGAGTTTCCAATTGTATTAAATACATTTGAAAGATTCTGAAGAGCTTGTTGTTTTGATTGCATAATGTCTATTTCTAAATTCATCTGTTGAATACCAGCAACAATTGATTGATAATAAGCACTAGACATATCTCCAGAAGCAAGTAACCGTTCCCATTCCGCTGTATATAATTGTAGTTTAGCTGAATTTGAATCATATAAATCCCCCAAAGATGCTTCTTTTATTTGAACCATTCCAAGTTGGGTTTGTAGATCATTCATAGGGGATGTAAAATCAGTAATAATGGGAGTAAATGCAGTCATTTTTTGTTGCAAATCAGCTACTTCTTTTCCTGTTGTAATATGAGCTTCTGATAATTTCGTCAATGTATTTTGATACACTTCCATTCGAGAGCCTACAACGTCAAATCCTTCACTTGAAGCTTCTATACTTGTATCAATCAATAACAATTCTTTAGCCATATCTGCCATTATCTGTTTTGATTTTTCGGCAGGACTGTTTAAATTTTGAATTGATTGAGTTAATTTTTGAACATTTATGTCAGTTTCATTTAATCCTTCTTGGATTAACTTACTCAATGTGGATTTATACGCATTTAATAATTCATCTGATGCTTGGAAATCATTACCCATAATTTTTGTCATAGTAGCAACATATTGTTCTTTTGCTGCAAGATCATCCAAGGCATCGATAATTCCTTTTGTATAGCTTGTGCCAGCAACTTTCTCTAAAGGCATTGCCTTTAACCGGGAATCTGTCTGACTTAAAAAGGATTCCAATTCTTTTATTCGTTCATTATTTGTCTTTTTATCAATTTCTAATCCTTGTTTTAGTAAACCTTCCTGTGTAAGTATGGATGTCTTTATTCCATCCACTATAACGGTTTCATATTCTTGAACTGCTTCTTTTTGATTAGTCACTCTGCGATTAGCTTCTTCAACTAATTTAATAGAATGATCTTGTTCAAGTTTTAATTGTTGTTCTATATTTTGTTTTAAATCTTGCACTTGCTGCCGATTTAACTGAGCCATTATATTTACACGTTCTTGAATAGTCTTAGTTTGTTCACGTAAATCCAGCCCCTCTTTTGCAACAGAATTAAACTTCTTTTGGGATTCTGTTGCTTCATCTGCTTTATCTCTAAACAATAAATAACCAGTAGTTAATGCTGCTAATGCCGTTACCAAAGCCATAATTGGATTAGCAATTATTACTAACCGCAATACATTTAATACTTTAATTGTTCCTTGAACACCTGTAACAAGTCCTGTATAACCTTTTATCAACAAACCTATTCCCATACTAAGTGGGCCAATTGCAGCACTGGCTGCAATTCCCCCAAGAATCCATTGCTTTTGTGTAGTCGTTAACTCTCCCAAAGATTTAAGCCAATTATTTAATCCATGAATCATAGGGGTTATAATTGGTAATAATTCTTGCCCAAATGTTGCCCCAACCTCTTTTACCGATTCTTGAAATATTCTCATTTGATTTGCTGCCCCATCACTTGTTCGTGCAAAATCCCCTTGTGAATTAGCAGTCATTGCAAGAACATATTCATAACGAGTTGCAACCTTTTCTGCCTGGGACATTTCGTCATATTGCTTTTCGATACCATTTGCCATAGCCCATGCTGAAACATTGGCCTCTGTCATAACAATACCAAGTCGTTTCAACGATTCAGTTTCACCAGTAAAAACCCCAGCTAATGCTGTGCGAGCAACATCCACTTGTATATTTTTAAATGATGCTAAATCCCCAGCAAGTCCTGTCAATCGTTTGGACATTTCAGCGGCCTTTTTAGTTGAAATCCCCATGCTTGTGCTCATATCCCCATACAAGGCTGCCATGTCCAATGCAGTCCCTTGCGCAATTCCAAACGATTCTAATGTTGTTTTACTCCAATCCCTAACAGTTTTAGCCTGTTCATCAAATGCAACATCCACTTTATTTAAAGATTCGTTCAAATCGGATGCCATTTTAAAAGCCCCAACACCAGCGGCAACCAAAGGGGTTGTGAGATACAAAGATGCCTTTTTACCAAAATCCATCATTGTCTTTTCAGCTGCCTTTAATCCTGTATCATCAATCCCTAATGTTGCCGTTAATGTGCCTATGTTCATACCTTATTTTTTATTGGTGGTTTTTTATTGTTTAATCGTTTCAAACGTTCTTTTTGTTTCTCCTGTCCCTTTATGACCTGACGAATCCCTTCCACTGCTAATCTAAGTTGATCAATAGATTGAGTTGGAACTAATTCGTTTGTTTTAGGAGTTCCATCCCAATTTGGCATAAAGTTTAAAGGGGATACCCATTTTGGTTCTTTGACAAAGTTTCCGTTTTTATCTCTTTTTGCATATATTGATAATATGGCATTTTCAAGAAACGATAATAACTTAGCATTCCTGTAATCATCCCTCCATGTCCCTATTGGATCAATTTTATTATAAGCCTCCCATTCATTTATTTGGGATTGGGTTAATTGATCCTGTAACTTATCAGGATGAATTACCCCTAATTCTCTACAGAGCCGGAACTGGAATTGGCGTCCAGGCCGGCAGCGGAGTTTTTTACCAATACGGCCTTATCTTCTTCTGTTACTGAATTTAGTTTTTGAGCAACCTGCATGATCTTATCTAATCGTTTCGCCCCCATACTGTCACTTAATGTTCCAATATCACTGTCTTGTAATAATCGTTTTCCAGTTTCATCACATAGAGTAAATACAGCCAATCTTGCTCTAAAGTTAGCAAGATTACGGTCATATTCAGTTTCCCCTTTCTCATTCTTTTTTTCCACAATAATTGACCGTTCCCAAGTATCCTTTTCACGTCCAGTCATTTCCTTTACATACACAAATAATTCTTCGCCAGATTCTTCATCTTTTCCAAGATCAACCTTTTCAATTTTCAATGCTTGCTTTTGCAGCAATTTTTCTCTGTTCAAAAATAATCCCATGATTAGTTATTTTAAATTGTTAATAAAAAAATTAAATCCCTGATTAGGATTTTAAATTGTTACAGCCCTGAACTTGCTCCTGAATTGAGTGTTGATGGGCCACTGATCTTAATAGTAACATCAGATGAAATCTTGTCATCCATAGGGATAGCAAGACCAATTTCAGTTACCAATCCTTGAAATTCAACAGTTGAATCCTCAGCATCCGGCAAAACTATTTCGTAATTTTGAAGAACGTCACTTTCAAAATCATTATTCATGATCTCGTAAGTAGCACGAGTAAAATTCATGTTTAATGTGACTGTTCCTGCATCACGAAAACTTGCTTTAAACTCTTTATACCCCCCTGTTGAATCTAAGGAAGTAGTTTCAAATGTGTCTCTGGACTTTTTTGGCCCATCGATTTGGGATATTTCGGCAATGTTTTGATAGGCAGAACCAGTCCACCGTCTAAACAAAGTACCTACCCCACTAACAGCATTACTAGGCATTTTTACCTCCTTTGAATATTAAAATTTACAACAAATCTACAATTGTCATTCTCATCCCAATCCAAAAACGCTGGATCATCAATGGCTCGAATGACAGTATATAATGTCCCATTCCATGTCTCTTGCGCCCGACCATGTAATGAGTTCAATATATCATACGCTAATTGCCAAGCTATTTGATAAGACATATTTCTAACACGTATCTGGATGCTTGGCCGATAATAATTTTCATTCCCAGACAAATTCATACCCGGTGGGAACCCTCCTGAATCAAATATAGTTGCACAATTTCTTGGGCTAGATGGCTCTCTTCCAATAAATAAATTAGTTCCAAGGGACAGTCCTAAGCTGCTATCAGCTTCTAACATGTCTTTTATATCATCACTGGTAGGGTTCATTGTTTTATTTTTACTCGGTTACGAATGACATTAATTATATTCTTGGCATTACGTTCTATGGCTTTTTGAAAGAATTTTGGACCTGAATTTGGTCGATTCCAATTCACTTTTTTATTCTTAGAAGCTAACAATTCATGCACAAATACTGCATAATTAGCTGTAAATCCAATTACCAATCCAATCAAACCTAATCTTTTTATTGGGGATGTTGTCCAAGATGCTCTTAAGTTTCCAGTATCTATAGGAATCAAAGGGGGAGTTTTATCCATGTCCCTACGTATTATTATGGCTGCATCAATCAATCCAGCCATACTTCGTCCTTGAATATTCCTAATTTCTTTATTAAGATTACTCACTACTTTGGACAATCCTTTTATTTCATTCCTCTTAGCCATTACAAATATGCCTTTCTTACAAATTTTGAAGTGGATCGAAATAATGGAACTTTTTCAAAAGCTTTAATTTCATACGCCCCATCAACTTCTTTTGGATCACCAATCTGAGCACTATTTAAATCATCCAAAATACCTAAATATACCCACCCTTGTTCTTGTACATCCTGAGTTACTAACAATTGAGCTTTAGAAACCACCACTTTTCCCGTGGCTGTTGTTCCTTTGTCCCCTATTAACTCCACTTTACTATCCCATCGGCAAGCTATTTCTACAGCGGCGTCAAATATAGTTCCTCCGTGACCATCTGGTCTTGGATTCCCCCAATACACAGCAGTCTGAACACAAACTTTTTCTATGAATTGAATTATTCCCATTACTCAATTGCCGTTATAGTAGCATTTTTTAATCCCAATGTTGCTAACTTCCCTGTGGTATCCAATATTTTTACCATTTGACCAAATTGGGAAGCATCTAAACCCATCCCCGTTTTACCTACATATTCCACTTTAGCTCCTCCAGCCTCTTCTTTTGCTGATAGACGTGCCGCTCCACAAGCTAATAAATGAGCTGCTAAATACCTTTCAATTTCCTTTAATATTGCTGTAGTACCTGTTCCAAGGGCTTCATCTACCATAGCAGTTGCCCCAGCAATAGCAACTTCAACTTTAGTGTCATCCACATCAGTTTCCAATAATCCGTTTACATCATCAACTGTTACTCGTGCCATATCAATCTCCTTTCTTTTGTCTACTATTCCACAATAATGGTTCAATCTTTTTTGGAATATTTGAATCCCACTCCAATCCAAGCCATGCTACTATTTTCTTTATTTGATCATAATCCCCATTTACCATTCTTTCTGGCCATACTTCAACATAATTTAAATGGGATTGAACAATCTGAAGAAATAATTTTTCATGTTCATGAATCCACCATAACCACCCCTCTTCAGCATTATGAACATTAATAAATTTTCTATTTACCGAATCTTCAAATACATTCATATAGTCCGTATTAACACATGAATTTATTATATCACCAGTGCGCCTACGTACAATAATCCAACGAGCACTTGGAAATGCATTATTCCAAACAGGCCATATTTGACATATTCGTGAACTTTTATATCCCCAGTTTCCATCACTACTTAATTTAAACCGTACATCATCCCTCCAATCAGTTGGAATTAATAAAGAATTTACATCAGGTAATGGGAATTGCCCTCTTTTATCTGCCCCACAATCAGCATAATACTCATCTACTAATTGTTTAATTGCAACATTCTCCATCATAGAAGTTGTAACCCCAGTAAACATACCACATGATTGTAATATTTTTGCTATTATAGTGGCTCCAGACCTTTGTACACCTGTAATTAATATTGGGCTATTTGCTACATTTTTCATAAATAATCTTGTACTACTTGTTGTTTTTCACGTTGTTTATCTTCTGTGGATACCGTACGGACTTTCTGTTTTGGATGCCTACGATAAATGACAAGTTCTGTATTAGCATAACCAACCTTCATCCCAGCTTTCAAGCATCGTAAATTGAATTCAAATTCCTCTTGAGTGTTTAAAGATTCATCAAATGTTCCAACTATATTAAATACTTCTCGTTTATACATCAACGTAGCTGAATGAAATACATTTTTTTCAATCAATTCATTTACAGTAGGGAATAATTTATTGGGAAAATAATACTTTTTTATTCCAGTTTCCTGATTTAATTCAATAGCATTTCCATGTATAAAATCAGCCCCGGTTTCTTTAAAACACCCCACCGAATCTCGTATACAATTAGGAGTTAACATATCATCCTCATGCAAAAATTTAATATACTTCCCACGTGCCTGTGGTAATGCCTTATTAAAATTAGCTGGCCAATTACCTTCTCCCTGACTTACAATTAATTGTACAGTTGGATCATTAGGAACACTGTTTATAGCATCCTGTAACCATCCACGATCTTCTTTGTATGGAATTATAATAGTGACTAAAGGTACAACATCATTTTTACTTTTGAAATCCTGATTTATATAATTGTTTACCCATTTTATGGTATTAGCTTCAAAAATCCGAGGGTGCCCATGAAAACATATCAATATACTTTCGGCAGGTATATCGTTTAAATATGAGTGTGGTTTTGGCTTAAAATCTAAAATTTTATCGGTAAAGTGTTGCCAATATATTAATGGTTGAATAACTTTCCTTAAAAAATAATCCATTCTAAATCCTAAAGTTATGTTGCCTTTATTAAAGGTTTCCCAAACTAATCGTATCTTTTCTGATTTAGCAGGAAACCAAACCACTCCTGTTGCTAATTGGCCTTTCTGCCAAAAGTCTTCCAGTGTTATAAATTGGCTTTCATCTTTTACTAAATCAAATATTTTTTCAACTGATTGATTTACCACCGTATCCAAATCCAAATAAAGAAATGGTCTGTATTGTTCCATTTCAGGACTATATAATTGCATACGGGACCAAGTGCCTGGCAGGTTATTTGTTAATGGTACGATTTTAATACTTCCAAGATCATACGATTGACTTGCTTTATCCCACAACAATATAATTCTTGGAAGTTCTTTGAATTCCCACTTTCCAATAATATGACGGGTTAATAATTCTACATCTTTAAATGAAAAGTCTTTTCCCTCCTTCAATACCAATACTATTGTTTTCATTTAAAAAATTTTAAAATGTTTTCTTCTATTTCATCCAAATTACTTAATAAGGTAGTCATTGGTGGAACAGTCTTAAAATGGTATATGTGCTTAAACATGGAAAAATTGTAATGATAGCAGTTTTCTTTTCCTTCTACTACACATTCAGAATCATGAACAATAATATAATCTGCCTTTATTTTCTCTAATACAGGCTGACGAAGTTCAGCAGGGGCCCCATCTACGAATGCAAGAGAATAATGTTCATTTAAAAAGAAATCCCCTAACAATTTATTTGGATTTATACAACGCATATCATGCCAATCACTCTTATAATGTATTAACTTATCAAACCATTTTGAATCAGTTTCAATTGATAATACCGGACATTTACGCAATCCAGATATTATATGAATTAATGGAGTGCTATTAAACCCCATTCCAAATTCCAATATTTTCCCACCATTAATAGAATTTAATAAGTGAATTAATAATGGCTGATGAGAACTAAAAGCAAGAGTTTGTTTACCATTAATCCAATTATTATAAGATTCTTTGTACTTATTCGGCAGTAATTCTGCATATTTATCATTAATCATACTTCAAGAATTTTAGTTTTCCAATATTCAAACGTTAATTTACTTAAATTCCATTTCTGGTTTACAATTCTTTGCAATTCCGAGTTTAAAAACCGCTCGTTAATTTCTTCCCAATCATCAACAAAACAAATCGGTAAGTCTTTATAAAATAATGTATTAATACAACCCTTAACAATTGGGATGGTATTCATGTATAATGATTCCCATAATCTTACTGTATCAATTCCATTACCTTGTGGGCAAAGTACAAATCTATGATGATAAACATCATCTATGTATTTATCAAATCTTTCCCCATTTGTCCCCCGTGCGCTAGTTACCCAAGGTTTGCCTTCAAACATTTGATATAATCTCATACGCTCTTTGACATTTGTCCCTGTTGTGAAATTCATATACATCAAACTGCGGCAAGTCTTTACTTCATTAAGTTTATTTGTCATTTGTTCCTTTTTATGGATGTTAGGAAACCAACGAGAATTCTCCAACCCTATTGGAATAGATTCAATTACAGGATTAATTATATCCACGTTCTGAGCAAACCACTTTTTAATATTAGGGGTAAATATACAAGTTTCATTTACAGCATCATCAGAATTATGAGTTATTAAAATCAAAGACTTTTTAACCCCGGCAATAATTTCCAATAATTCCTTAACGTAAAAAGTATGACAATATATTTTACTTCCATCCTTCAACAAATTTAAATCCAATGTATTGGCTAATTTATTACAATCATCCGTATGATTAGATGAATAAACAAAATCAGCCAATTCCACAAACTTTTCCCCTGTTATCCAATCGTTATTCATAACTCAAGTATTTATGTAAGTTTTTAGAATGAATATGTAAATTGTTTATTCGAACTTCTTTTGGAGAAAGGAAAGAACCATAACGAAAATAAGGCACCTTTTTATGGTCTTCATCTTTCCAAACTACTTTATAAGATGCATTTTCACGAAGTAATTGACCAATGTAATGATCTTCTGGTTTAGCTCCTGGAATACCGTCTGTTGTTCCCCCGACAAATTGCCCCCAAGATGCTGGATCAAATATAGAATTAAATTTGTCTGCATCTTTTGAGTATGGGCCAAATGGTAATATCGGTAAAGATGACAACTCACTTTCTCCCTTTTCTTTTTGATATATTCTCATTAAAGTCATTTCATTTACCATGTCACAACTATAATTATCACGTATCCACCCCAAAGGATTCTTAGATAATAAAGTGATAAAAAATTCTGTCATTCGAGAAAGGGCAAAGCTATCTTTAATAAACAATAGTCCTGTCATTGCTTTATCTGGGCCACCAACAGTTATAGCCAAACTGCGATATAATTGAGTAAATAATGAATGATGTTTACTAATATCATAGTAAAGTAATACATCATTTTCAATATGATAAACATCATTTAATCCATATGTCCTCAACAATTCTTCAATATACATTAAACGAGTTGCTGTAATAGTCCAAAAATCATCCTTATCCTTTTTATATAATTCCTGAAATGTTGATATTTTTGGAGTTATAAAATTATCTTTATTCACAACCACCATATTAGGAAATTCTTTGAACATTGGATTAGCTTTATGCCCTTTATCTGTAAGAAACCAAACACGTGTATTAGGATTCCACCAGAATAATTGTTGTAAGCAGAACTTCAAATGGCTCGGAAATGTCGAACCAGAATGAAACATAACTATGTTATTTAATTGATCCATGAGTGCAAACTTATTTTATCCAATCCCATATTATGACTATCTTGTATAAATTTCTCAACAGCTTCATCAGACCATATTTCCTTTTTTGCTTTTGATCCCGTTCGTAAGATTCTATGAATATATGCCCCCGGATGATTTAAACTCATCCAATGTCCGTATAATTCATATTCAGAAAATCCAGACCATTCCCTTGATTCATTTACATCTAAAATAACTTTATCAATAAAGCCAAATACTGACAAGTGTAATTTTTCAAGCATTTCCAATACATATCCCCGTTTAAATAACATAATTTCGTTAATAAATGAATAGGGATTAGCTTGGGTAACTCCAAATAGTCTTGTCATTAATTCAAAATAAGGTTTATGAAACTGATTTTTACCATGATAAAAACAAGGGTAATTTGGATTAACCTGTAATGGACGCATTAAAACAGTATCTCCATCAATCACCAAATAATTATGATCAGTAATGGTTTGAAATAACTTTATGAATTGTTGTTTGTACCACCCCTTTCTTTTATTATCAAACAATTCAAAATCAATAGGTAAAACATCCCTGTCCAAATGATAATTAATTGCTCGTTCAGGCTTATATTTTTCTGGTATTTCTATATCAGACACTACATGAATTTTATTAAACCTCAAAACATATAAGTCAATAGGGTTTACACAAAATCTCAATTTATTGAAATCTTTTTCTGCTATGGTTATTAATATGTCAAACATAAAATTTAAATTAAATTTTAATCCAATTTGCTGGATAAATTTGTTCAGTAGGTTTACCACCAATCCATTCTTTTGGAGCAACTACTGTTTTGCTTTCCCCTATAAAGGCCGGCCACCAACTAAACGTACTATGAGAAATTACTTTGTTTGGAATAATTCTCATCAATTCAAATTCCAAATAATCTGTTAAGTGTACAAAATAAATATTACTACTAAAGTACATTTTTTTAAATACTCCTTTACACCATTTCAAATCATCTGAAAATATAAATAAATCCCCCTTATTACAATTCGACACTGCTTCATAATAATACTTAAAAGGCAAATATCCAAATCCGTTATGAGCCCCATAATCTCCACGCCTAACATGAATTGCTATTGAGTCTTCTTTTATAAGAGATTTCCAATCATAAAATTCCTTAGTCAACAATTCATCTTTTACTTGAATTTCCTGTTGTAGTATATTATAAATAGGCTCTGTATTGTAATAATTTAAATATTGCCAATAGCCATCATAATATGAAGCATCTGTCATTAATAATTCTAAATTCTCTTTTGTATCCTGAGTAATTAATTTTCGTTTACCGGGCATTAATCCAGATTCTATTTCAATGGTTTTGAATTTATCAAGTAAATATGGCCGATCAGGTATTGTGTGAACTTTAAACCATTCAGTATCAAATGTAACATTAATGCCGTTTAACACTTGACAACGGGCAAATGCATATTGAAATAATTGATTTCCTAATCCACCTTTAATTCGAATTACATTCATAATAAATCCTTTACATTGCATTTTCTAAAATGAGTGATTTTACTATCAGGACTACAATTAATTATTTCTACTCCTAATCGTTTAGCATCTTTGGATATTGCTTCAAACCCTATTAAATGAGTGTCAAACGTTGAAAATACATTCATTCTCTTTTTATTCCTTGGATCAAGAATTCTACTTCTGCGCCCGTATAGATCATGCCAATGTTGGTTGCTAGCACTATCTAATGTCATATCAAATCCAAGTAAAATAATCCTTTTCGCTCCTGTTCGTACAGCAAGATTGATAGCAGCAGCCCCACTATTATTATTCCAACTCACCATACGGCTATTACTGGTTATTCCATGGGGGTAGTTAGTATCTTTAGGGACATATTTAACATAATCATAACAATTAACATTTGGGTGACATGATACTTTAATGCCGGGGTATTCTGCAAGTTGTTTTTTTCTTTCAAGAAAAAAAGTAACATCCCCAAAAAATACTATGTCCATCCAATCTCCAATTAAATATGCAACGTTTACTCCTATTGTATGTTTATTATGAATAACCTTCATATAATCTGAGTAAACGCTTGGAGAAGATGAGCCATTTATTACAGTTTTAACCACGTGATCTGGTATTTCAAACTGTTTAGTAATACTTGGCCCTCCTCCTATGATCCAAACGTCACCACCTTCCCATATTTTAGGAACCTGCCAAATCATTTCCCCAAATCTTCAATTAATTGGTTTGCAGCTTTTTCATCCAAGGCATTTTCTCCAATAATCTTGCCCTTTTCGTTGACAATATAAAATAACCCTTCTTCACCTTCTTTATCTGATGGCAGTAATGAATAAGCCGGAATTTTTGCTTTGATTAGTTCCTTTTCCTTTTCAGGAGTAATAGGTATTGCTTCAAGAGGCAATGCCAAATCTACAGAGCCGGGGGGAATGTCATTTGGATGGGCTTGAAATTTCATACCGGGGGCAATTATACGAAGCTTTCCATCAATTTTAAGATACATTGATCCACCCCCTATTTTTCTGTACCAAATCTTGCCGTCATTTTGTACGGTCTTTTCTTTATTTCCTCGTTCCATGATTAGATAATAATTAATTAATTAAACATTTAAAATCACATGATTAGTGATTTTTTAATTATGACATATGAACAATACCAGTTTTTCCGTTCTGATCACTACGTATCTGTGGAACTCGAATGGTCATGACTTTATATTTAGTAATCATGTTACCTTCGACAGCCCATTCAACGTTAGTTAAACCCATTCCCTGAACTAACCGTACAACGTCAGAAGTCATTTGAACTAAAAGAATATTATCAGCGGTCAAAGTATCAACCACTTTTATTCCTTTAATACCATCAATCTTCAATATACGTTCACGAATAGTCGTGCCAGGAGTTGTAGAATCATAGTCTTCATCCAATACAGTTTCGTAAGCAGTTGGAATATACAATTGCCATGGTCCAAAATGCAAAGCATTAATAGATGCCTGTTTCATATTAACAACATCCTTTATAATCTTTGCTCCCTTTCCAGTAGCAGTAGAATCTTCTATATCATTCCAATGCCCATACGTAAATGACACTGTATTACGATCTGGATGATTGATATAACTGTAAATAGTATTACGATTGCGATCATCTTTTTCACCATAGGAATAATTGATGTTAGTAAAGAACATCTTTTCTAACCTTTCCAACACTTTTCTGGTTGCTCTTTCAGCGTGGGTAGTATCTAATGGATTACCCATATTTCTACTTGCAGCCAAATCTCTAGCATTGATTTCATAATCGTAGTGAATGATTGGGATAGGTAAGTAATTATGTTTGAATTTCGGGCGGTCATTGTTGCCACGAGTAACCCCATCCATTGATACAACAGCTTCACCGAAATCGCTAACATCATGCCATTCCAAAACAGTAGTAGCCATTCCATTACCGAGGTTATACACCAGCCCTTTTGAAATAAGGTCATCGGCTCCACCTAGTCTTTGACGACTAACTTCCATAATAGTTTGATCCAATTGCTTCCACTCATCCCTACGCAATGTGCCATTCGTTTGCATTCTATTTATTTGGAATTCTTTGTAATGTTTCGGATTTTTTGGATCACGACCCACCAACAAATTAACACAAATTGCTCCATTAGATTTCATGTATGGGCGCATCTTACCGATGTCCATACGACCATTTGTTGCAAGATAACCAGCTACATCCCCTTGGAATTGTACTTGGCCTTGTCCGTTATTTAAAATTAAGTCTACCATGTGTTTCCTCCTTTCTTAAATGATTCTTATTTGAATCAACTGTGAATTTCCAGAAAGGCTTGATTCAGAACCTTCCAATGTAGATAAGTCCTGGGCTTCCAAAACAATCCCCACAATATGGGAATCATACTGTGAATGAGCAACCTGAGCATCTGCAGATTCCCAACTATCATTTGTTCTTACTTCCTTACGAAGATAACCAAGTCCATTTGATTCTACACGATCCCCAATCACTACATTTTCCCCATCAGCAAGTAAAGCATAAACAATATCCCCCCGATTTGGAATCCAGCAACGTACTTGGTCGCTTGCGATGTAAGCATCATCAACATCTTTACCTTGTAAAGAGTCTTCAATAGCAAACATAGGCAATGCAGTTTTACCTGCTCCACTATGTTTTTGAACAGTTCCTGCACTGGTAAGCTCTATCAGATTACCAGGAAGAATAGCAGCTGCTGCTGTATATTCTTCAAAAACATTCGAATAATTTTTTGCAATAATTGTATTAGGCATATTCTCCTCCTTTCTTATTATTTAGATTCTATTTCAACACCTGTTGGATAAAGTGGTTCTTCATCCATATTTGTTGAAAAATTATTTGAGGTAAATCCACCATTTAAAGTATAGTCAACCTTTTCGTCAACTTTTTTATTTAAGGTGGTATACAACCTTTCAAGCATAGTTCTGTCCATTGCGTTAAGAACTTCATCAGACCAAGTTTCCTTACCAGCATTTGCTTGGATACTTGATATCATTTGCTTTCTGTTTTCAGCCAATTGGTGTTCACCATAGGCAAGAGCTTCCTTCTGTTGAACAGACATTGCATTTAATATCTGTTCATTAGTTACCGTTACCGGGGCAGGTGTTTCTTCTTTTTTCGGCATGATTGAATCCAAAAAGGCTTCATCTTGCAGTAAAAGGAATTCCCGGTGAGCTTCAGTGTATGGAGTTGCATTACTGTTTATAATAGTAACGATCTTTTCCATGCACTGTCCACAATTTTTGTCAGGCATTTGATCCTCCTTTTTATTTAATTTATCACCCCTTTTCATTGTTATTGGTTGCTTCGGGGTGTATGAAACATCCACTTTTTTAACTACTTCTGTTGGTTCTCCGGTTAACTCCACCATACCATCATCCTTAGTTGTATAATTTTGCTTCATTAATTTTGCTTGACCCATATTTCGATCACGCATTTCATAAATAACAGCATCGTCATACATTTCCTCAAGATAATGATATGTATTTTGAGTATCCATTGAATATATATGCTCTCGCATCTTGTCCGTCTTAGCTTTAAAACCAGGAATGTCCATTTTAGCTTTATTCTGAACAAATGTAAATCCAACAGAATTAAGTAATTTCATCGCCTCTAAAGTTTCCATACCTTCAGGCTTTATGTCATTACTGTTTAATTTTTCCACATTTTTGCCTCCTTTCATTTTATTGTTATTATTAAATCTGATTCCACAGCCATCCTCAAGACTACATGCACCTACACCGTCGGGCAAGATTGCGAGGTGGTCAGGCTTGAAATTCTTGACTATTTCCTCATAGCTTTCTCCTTTCCATTGTCCTTGTATAGAATCATTGTCTGTAAATAATCCTGTACTAACTTCAATGCTATTTTTACTTTGAATGTTTTTTAACACCCCTGCTGCTATTGATTCAAGAGACTCTTTGTTCAAGTAAAGATCAGCATTCAATCCCCCTTCTTCATTAACATGAGTGTTAAATATAGTTCCAACCTTTATTGTCTCCAACACATCCGGGGAATTCGCTGAAATACTCACTCCATCCTTTGTTGGATGATTAATTACTACAGGCCTACCATTCCATAATATAGAACTGTTTTCAATTTCTTCTTTTGGATAGTAGAGTGGACCATTGTTTCCACTATGAACCCCTTCAACAAGCATTGTTACTGGTACTACAAGATGAGGTTTCCCCTCAAACTCTATTTCTTTTATACTACCAGCAGCATTTGCCTTTACAAATTGTATTGTTTTCATATGAGTTGTTATTATTTTTTAACATTTTCTCCATTCATATCAACTAATTTCCCCCAAATATTATCCACCGTTGTATGAACTTCCTCTTGGCTTGTATGAATTAAATTTAAAGTTTCCCTAAGCATATCCATTTGACATTTCAATGAATCTATATCATCTGTACTTGCTTTACCACGAAACCGATCATCCAATTCTTTTTTTTCTTCTTTTCTTCTTTGAGAAAAAGCCCCCCATGCAAAAAGACTTGCTGATGCTAATAAACCATACCCCCAAATTAAAATTTCCTGTGGATTTTGCCAACCTATTTTAAATACAACAGATGTAATAATAATACAGATTGCAAGACCTCCAAACCAAGCCAAAATAGGCTGCCAAAAATATTTATTCATAAAATCATTGTTTTTAATTATCATTACCTTCTCATAATTATTACATAGGTGATTCCCAACAAAATTAAACATACTAAAATAACACTCCAAATAGATTCCCAAGTCTGTTTGGAAAATAAATATATCCCAGAATAACAACTAAATTGATACACTAATTTCAAAAAAAAATAAGGCATTAAAATGTAACGAAAAACATTCCGAACTACTTCGAATGTCAAAATTGAAATAATCCATGTTAAAAATAAAAATAAACCATTTTCAGCTACAGACCATTCCATGTCCCAAAACGTAGCAGATAAGCCTAAATAACCATTGAACGAAAGATGGTATAGGCTTATTGCTACCATAAACAATAAACACCCAACTATTATTAACACTTCCAACAAATCTACTTTCTTTTTCACTTTTTCGTTCCTTTTCCTTTTGTTTTAGTTCCACTTCCTCCAGTTGGGGGTTTAGGTGGTTTTGGTTCTACTGGCATACTTCATTCCTCCATTTTTAGTTTTAAACATTTTTTAAGCGTTACTTTTGCCCTTAAAAATTGACACCGCAAATTTACGGATGGACATTTCAATTCTTCTGCAATTTCTCTATACCTCAACCCATCCCAATAATGCTTTTTGATAATTAACTGTTGTAATTTAGAAATCTCTTTATTGGACAGTATAATATCCAACAATGTATCTTTAAACTCATCGTAATCATCATTCACTGGTAGGTTTATCAAATTCGTTTGTGAGTAATCCGTTGTTTTATTATTTCTTCTGTACTCATCTATACAAAGGTTAATTACCACACGACGCAAAAACATATATAAATGCATCTCTGTCTCAAACTCATACTCATTCTTGCGGGCATCTAATATCCGCAAGCTGCTTTCTTGAATTACTTCATCGAATTCCAAATGATAGGATTGAGCCAAGTTATAATAGTTTTTACGATTTTCGTAAAACACATTTAACATCTGTACTTTTGTTAGTTTCATAATCAGCTTACTTTAAAAGGTAAAGCAATACACCTACACCTCGGATGTAAAGGAATCATATTATTTATTTCATCCAATGTATATATATTTCCTTGTAAGGATGCACATTGATCACAAACTCTTCCATCACCTGCAGTCATCCATTCTCCTTTAACTACAACTCCATACACTGCCCAATTACGATATTCCTGTATTGTAGCCTGATGATGAGCCCGTATGATTTCCGTACGTGCTAACATTTCAGCCCTTTGCATTGCTGGAATAAATCTTCCTGTTGTAGTTGTTATCCCTAAATCCCCAACCCCTTCTCCATTAATTACTGCTACTAGTTTACGAGCAATTACACGCGGGTTATCTCCATCAGCCATTCCCTGAGCAAGAACTCTACTAATTAAGGAATCCATTTGATCTGTAATCCCTTTTAATTCATTAAATACTCTGGTGTAAAGTAATCCCACACGATCTATATGGAAAGGAACTTGCATTGACATTGATATTCCCCCGGTTTGCTCCATAGATGGAACTTCAAAACCTGCTTTGTTTAATTCATACCGGGCACGAATTACCCCCCGTTTATATGAATCAACTATATATTTATTTGTCCAAGCATCGTTAATAGCATCCCCAACTTGTTCAAACTCTTTCAACATTAATATTCCAGCATCTTCCTGTTTCTTTAACCAAGCCATAAACGCCCGTACTTTGTCTTGACTACGTGGAAATGCAAAAGCCTGTTGTGTAGGAACAGTCATCTGTAAATGTTGGAGGGTGTTACGATTTAATCCAAATACATCCTGATCAACAACAGCCTTTTTAATGACAACAATTAGTTCTGAGAAATGTTTCTTCATATCTCTAGCAAATGCATTTCTTAAGGCAGTAGTATGGGTTGGATCCACTGCATGAACTGCATTAACAGTTATTTCATTATGACAACAAATTTCACTCATTCGGTGTAGGCTTTATCGTTTGCGTTGTATCTTTCTGTTGTTCTTCAATATCTTCTTCAGGAATCTTGTTAATTGATTTTTGTTCTTCTGTCATATCATCTTCTTGCATCTTTTCAATCAAAGTAATTTGATCAGATGAAAATCCTTGGTAAAATTCAAGGAATGCCCGCAATGGAATAATTGATTGAGCCATTGAATCAGAATACTCCTTCAATGCAGTTGTTCTGTTCTTGGCTATTTCAGTTAATTCTTTTTCACTCTTAGCAAATAAATTACTCCATTTAACTTTATACTCTCCTGTACTCGGTTTAGGCAATATCCTTAATTCAATACAACGTTGAATAAACGGCCTAACAATGTTAGGTTCTGCATGTTCATCCCGTCTGTTTTGTATAGTTTGATTCCATTCATCTGCATCTTGGCCACTAGACAATTCCCCACGTTCACTTCCCATTAATATTCGCTTGGGGATTCTCTTAACAGCTGAGATCATTTGTACTTGTACATCCACGTGAGATGTTGGGTCAGATACTTGTGGAGCTAATGCATTTATATCAACCCCTTCATTAATTAGAAATCGTGTAAGGTTATGCTCAAACTTTGCTATTTGATCCTTCAATGCGTCTTTAGTTTTTGGCGTCATTTGAAAATCCTTATCAACCTTACCGTGATACCCCGGCCTTGCTCCACGCCAAAACATCTCAGCATCACCCCCAACAATCTTCTCAACATCCATCAATCGGTCAAATACTATCTCCAATTGAGGATCACTTTCAATATCCGATTCCAATGGATCATTTAATATGTGTAATACTCTTGAGTAATGAACAGTTATTGTTTGTTGACTTCCTGTGGAATTACTATTGCTTGATATAGAATTATTAATTGTAATGCTATATTCCAACGGCATACCATATCTTGGGTTATTTGTATCAGTTTCGTGCTTACTTATAGTGGCTGAACCTTCTCCAAAGGGGCGTACATATTTCAATTTACGATCCCCCAATTTAACTGGTTTAGCAAAATCATCTTGCAACTTAACGTCATCTAGTCCAAACAATAATATTCCATAACGTCCAATACTAGACAATCTGTCTACACGAGAAAACTTTGATTTCAATCTAAAATCTGTATTTAATGTTTTCCAAGCCTTTTCAAATGCTGTATCTTCAGCAGCATTAGACTCTTCCAATTCCAATTCCCCCTCCCAAGTTTTCTTTACAGGTAAATCAATAATGGCACGAGCCATATCCTGTCTTTTGTAACGTGCCAAATAATCAGTATACAAAATATTCTTCAAATACCCCAACGCTTCATAGATGTCCCGGTCACCTCCATAAGACTGTTGACCAAGTGACGTTGCTAATGCCATTCTGTCCACCAGAACGCTATTTAACAGAATCAAATTTTGTAAGGTTGGATTATTATTATCCACTTCATCTATGCCTCTTTTCATATGCTTTTATTTAAAAGTTTTCTCCATAATCCATAAGCCCCATTTGCTCCTAATCCCCAACAAAACAAAGCCACTGGAAATATTGTCCATCTTGCTCCATATGCCGTCCATTCTACTCCTGGTTGGTACAATAAACAAAGCATAGTAATCCAACACAAAATGGATAATGTCCAAAATGTATGATGAGCATCTCCAAACATACTCATAATAGGATAACCGATATACCCCAATTTAAATTTATTATCTTGAGATAATTCTGGATCAAACCAGTGATTTCCTTTAAATCGTTTAAACCAAGAATCCCCAAAAGTTGCAGGAACATGTATTACATCCCCTGTTACTTTTAAAAATCCTGCTAATATAATAAGTAATATGATCATTTTTCGTCAGAATAAATCTTTTCTGTTACAGTTTCCCCACGGGCTTCACGACCATCAGAGAATTTAATAAATGCCCAAAACTTCCAATTACCCGTTTGATCCAAAAAGGAAGTTGCTGGCATATCATAGTAAATTACTCCTGGATTCGATGTCAACACCTGAGCAGTAACACTCGCAATTGTAGCATCCGGCTTTCTGTAATATATTGAGATTTCTAGTGCATCAGTTATATTAACCCCGGTTGACAACTGAATCCTTAAATATGATTGATCTTTGAATATACTCATATCAAACTATTTTCAGTAATTGTTAATTCAATAGTACTATTTTCTGTCAATTCTAAAGTAATGGAACTATCCCCTTCAAGCAACTCAAATTCATGGACGGTAATCAAACTTAATTCACTGACTCCATTTACTACACCTATTAATTTGCCAATCCCTTTAACAATAGCATCCAATGATGATTCCCCATCCGATTGACCGATGATATATAAAGTTTGAGTTGGACTTTGTACAGTTCCTGATAATTCCGAATAGGTTATAATAGTTCCAGACAAATCACCAATTCCACCTAATGTCCCCCCTACATCTGCTATACTATCTGTAGTGGTTATCAACTTTCCGATTCCTTTTAAATCCCCTAATATTTCAGTTATGCTATCAGATGTTCCAAGTAAGTCCCCCTGCCCTTTCAATATTCCTTCTAATGATGATATATTGTCTATTACACCTATTAATTCCCCATGACCCTTTAATGATGATTCTATAGACGTTGTATCATCTATAGTTCCTGACAACTTTCCTATTCCATTTAACGTTCCTGAAACATCTGCCACTCCATCCGCTTGTCCAGCAATGGTAACAGAAACTGCAGTACCATTTACTTCGAATAAGAAATCAATATCAGTATAATCAGTCCAACTACTTCCCGAATCTTGAGACTCTACTATATTACCCCCTGAATATCCTCCTGCCCCTGCATAATTCCAAAGTACACATACAGATGTACTACCACCTGTAATATGAATTACTATCGCATAGGTTGTTGATGGTTGTAATTCATAACTTGTAGACATACTGACGGCTTGCTCTGTTGCCCCATATAAATCAAATGTATTAGCATTTATTGTTCCTGATGATAGAGCAGAACCTGTTGGTTGATCATTAACATCTACAGCATATAACTCAACTGTTAATGTCCCCGGTGAACCTTGCCTTTGTACCCATAAATTAATAGTATCAAGCGTAAACGCCTCATTTGCCGCTGTAGCTCCAACGGTAAACGTTTGACATTGCCATAAACCGTCATATACATAAAAGCTATTAGAGCCTCCAGTGGTAAATGATTCGTATACTGCCATGATATATTATTTAATCTTCATTTATATCCAAATCCCCAATTGCAAACTCTGGTGTAATTCCTGTACTTATTGCTAAGTTAGCACTCAGATCACCCCAATAGATTGCATCATCCACTCCAGCTGTAGCCCCTGTACATATAGCAAATGCTACAGCTGTATTAGTCCCCCCCGTACATTCTGGAAAAGATATTGCTGCTGCATTACTACAATTGTTTCCTGATACAGTCCATCCTACAGCTGACCGTACTACAGCCACCCTTGCATAATCAGTATAATCACACTCTGTTCCTTGAGCAGAATCAGATGGGGCTGCTGTGAATAATGCAATATAAAGATTACCTGCTACAGCGGAGTTCTGCAATCCTGCTGCATCCCCTACATTTGCTATGTCCGCATTTTGGAATATATGCTGTAGCAAACTCGTTTCAAAACCATTCTTTTTACTTCCTGCCATACCTATTAGTTTTTAATACGTTTAATAACATTAATTGCTACTGTTCCACGTTTGGTTTCTTCTAAGTTAAATGCAACTAAATCATTAGTTTTTACTTCATCCAGCGTTTTTGTTACGTGGAAGAAATATTCTTTTGAGGATTTATCATCAGTTATAAACCCATAACCTTTTGCTGCTGCAAAAAACTTTACTGTTCCCGAATTTGATGTGTTCATGTTCTTAAAATTTAAATTAATTTTCCTTAATATATTGCTATCAATAATTGCTTCTCCTTTACATATACTGTATTCATCTGACATATAGTTTTTACTAATTATTCCCCCTATTTCAAATTGAGTGTCCATACTTAATATGTTATTAATTAAATCTCAGGTAATTCAACCGTTTGACCTACTAACTTATGAGTACAATCACTAAGATATTGTATCTTTCCATTCTTGACAAATGAATGACAACGATGCATAAGAACCTTTCCACTCATCATTGTGTGATTAATAGAAGGGTTTATTGTAGGTTTATCCATGTCCCCATTAAATTCCCACGTTGGCCCTGAATATCCTTCTTTCTTTATAAATATTCCATGACTATAACCACAACCAGGACAATCAAACACATAGTCATAATCCCCTATTCTTGCATTTTCAGTTGCTCTTATCTTCATACTAAATAAAATTTATACTGGTCCCGCTGTTCGTTTATTATTAAGACGATTAAATGCACCTGAGCTGGCATCCACTTGATCTTTATACTTACCAAATGGAAAAAATTTCAATTCTTCTAAGTAATCATGATTCCAATCTCCATGTAACATCATTACATTACCTTCGTTAACTTGCACGCTAAATGGTTTAGCTCTCACGGCCTTATCTCCAGTTGGGTGCTCTCTGAATGCATTAAATCCTGCTAAATTTAAAATAGTTGATTTTGCACTGTCTACTCCACTTGATCCTGGTTCCTGCTCAATACCAATCTCAACATCCACTTCATCCGCTTCAGCTACTGACTTAATCATACGTTCACGTTCTTCAGTAGCCCATTGCCCTCTAATAACATCCATGATAATAAATTTACCACTACGTAATTTAACCATCTTAACTCCTGCTGAATAACAGCCACCTCCTTCTGTTGCAGCTTTATCCCAATAGCGTACCCATTGAACAAAATTAACATCAGCAGGGGGATATAATAGTTTTATTATTTTATCAACTTTGAACATTCCCCCTCCTTTTGGAATTGGGCTTTGTCCCACCTGACCTGCATAGTCTTGTTCTCCCAAATCTTTTACCATTTTGTCCAATGATCTTTGACTTAACCGTATTGGATCAAGTAAACCATCTTTTGAATACTTTTCTATTAATGATGCTGGTTTAACATAATTCCTATAGTTATTAATTTCCCCCGGTAAACAAATATGATTTATTTCATTTGGTTTCTTTTCCAACAAGTATCCTGTAGGATCATCCTGAGCTAATCTTTGCATGATTAAAACAATTGGGGTGACTTCCTTATTCGTTTTACGAGTTGATAATGTTTTCCCCATCCAATCATTTGCCGTGTTGATTTCCGTTTTGCTGACAGCCTTTTTTGGATCAATTGGATCATCTACTAATATGATGTGTGCATGAGTTCCTGTTACTGAACTATCAACAGACGTGGTAAACCTACCGCCCCCAATATGAATACGTGGAACATGTCCGGGGGATGCAAATTCCTTTTTAATAACCCGAAAGTCTGATTTGTTATCCTCATCCGCTTTCACCCCTATCTCTGGATATAACAGCCTATACTTTTCACTCTTGATTAAGTCCCTACATGCAACTGCACTCTTTAACGCTATAGGCATACTGTGACTACCCGTGATAAACTTCATCCAGTACCATTTTGTCCATGCCCAAGCAGGGAATACTATCAAGCATATAATAGTTTTGGTTGAACCCGGTGGAACGTTAAATATTGTATCCTTTTCACATGGTTCGTTTCTTGCTACCTTTTCTGCTAACTCTTCCAACTCATGACATATTAATTCCATATGCCAATTTAATACTAATTTATCCTGACATACTTCTTCCCAGAATACTTGCAGGAATTCGTATAATGTTAATCCACCTAATGACCGTATTGATGTAATGGGATCATCTACTGCTCTTTGTAGTAGTATGTTTTTTTCTTCTTCTTTGGTGATTATTTTAGTTCTGACTAATTCCATTGATGGCTGATAATTTTTTGATGGCTATACTACGTAAGAATGATTTTTCTTCATCCGTGCAAGTTGATAAATCGAATGGTTTACTTTGGTGATTGAAATTAATATTCCCATGTATTTCTGTTTTGTTAACGTCGGCCCATAAAGCACGCTGACGATTCTTTAACCAGAATATAATTGCTGTTACATCTGCTGGTATATGTTTTGTTATTGTTTTTACATTTGTATGATGTTTCCCAAATTTATCGTATACTTCAGCGGTTTCTGTTTCTGTGAATTCATACCCCAATGCCCTTTTCCCTAACGATTTTACAACCTTGAAATCATATTCCCATTTACCTTCTTTTAATGCTTCCATAAAATCAGGCCGGGTTTGCTTCCAATAATCTATTGTGGTTACATCTACTTGAAAAAAGTCTGCAAAGTCTTGATCTCTTGCTCCCAATAAGGCTAAACCGTATACCTGACGAACAAAATCATCTTGATACTTTTCACGCTTCTCTCCTTTTCTGCTTGTACGAACCATTTTATGTTGTTGATTCGTTTGACTGCCACGTATGGTCATATGATTTGATAATTTTAAATTGAGTTTAAAATTATTATGAAATAACGGAATAAACTAAATGATTTGAAACTATTTTGATACTGCCCTCGTAATTTATTGAATTGAAATATATTATAAGTATTTAAAAAATCTTTTAAAAAATAATTTAAAGAATAGTTTTTTATTTCGAAAACATTTTTTACCTTTACTTCATCAAACAATAAATACTCAATTCAATGAAAACTACAACTTTTTCCAAAATCAAAAAGGGTGAATACTTCAGATTCCCCAATAAATCTAAGGTTTACATATACAATGGGAAACCATTAAAAGATGGTACTTTTGAATATTATGATTTCGATGATGTTAACAATTACCATTGGACTAAAACAGACAGAGCAATTGAAATAGATTTCGATTTTTAAACCAAACAATCATAATCATGAAAGCTAAAAGAACAAAACAAATTGAAATTCATGTTGCCGAAGGGGTAACAGGAAAAGAGTTTGCTAGACTCTTAAAAGGTAATAATCTTCAATTCTTCTACCCACGCAAACGGGAATTTAAAAATGACAAGTTTGCTAAGAAATTGCATAAACGTCTTCACAACGCTGCACTAAATCAAAAAGTCCTTAATGGATGGAGACCAGTTATTTAAAACTTATTAAAATGAAAAAGATATTCATTAATACATGTAAAATCCCACTATTTATTATTAGTGGGATTATTTCGTTGTTATCTTATTTGATAGGTAAAATTTATTCACTTATCAAAAAAAGTAAACCCCGAAAGGGTTGTATAGATCAACAAATTGAACGTAATGATTGTGTAACTAGAATGGAATTCATAATGCAAGAATTATATAATATACATCTCCTTAACAAATATAAACATCTATTTGTAGAAGATAGGATAGTTTCACAATCTGAAATGGTAAATCGCAAATGTGAAGTATATTTACCATGTAATCATTCAACATTTCCTGCTATAATCCTTTATCTATCATAATATGAGTACAAAATTAGCTACTGCAAAACCAAACGTTGAATATCGTTGGTTTCGTAATTTCTCAAAAGTGTCAATTGAAGCCCGGTTGGAAAGCAATGGTGTTTATTTTTATGAAATTTATAATGACGGAGAGCATTGTTATGACAGAGAAATTTCTCAAGATTTGGTTAAATCTTTATTTCCTATTGGATGTCGTAAAAAAGATCAACCTTATACGATTCATTCCAATGTTGATTTCTATGCAATCTTAAATCGTCATCGGGTTAAATTTCGATCAAGATTCAAAGAAATTGTAAAAGAATTGACCCGGCCTAAGTTTATAAGAACGTCATCTCCATCTAAATTTGTTCATCCCCTATCTCAATTTAAGTTTGTAAGAACATCAACATCATCTCAAACTAAATTAAAAAGAGGTAGATGAAACCCAGTTACATATACCCAAGATTAATGGTTAAAACAGCTAAAATAACGGATATTAATGGAGTACCCGTTATTTTAATTAAATTCCCGTTCAGTAATTCTACATTGTCACAAATACGTACTATCCCAGGCCGGGAATATCATTCTGAAATAAAATCATGGTCTTGTCCTATAAATTCTAAAAATGTTCAATTACTTACTTCCTTTGGGTTTAATATGGACAAAGAATTGTTAACATATAATCAAAAGAACACTTTAAAAATACCAGTCATAAATGGGTTACTTGGAGAATTAAAAAACTATCAAAAATTAGTAATCCCTTTTATTGATTCTTGTAATGGTAGAGCTATAATTGGAGATGATATGGGTTTGGGTAAAACAATTGAAGCCATATCATATTTACAATATTATAGAAATGAAAGGCCTGCCATAATTGTAACTGCCGCTTCATTGAAAGATAATTGGAGGTCAGAAATCAAGAAATGGATGCCTTATCCAAAAATTCAAATGGTACAAGGAGAAAAATACTTTGACTTAGAAGGGGATATTTTAATCATAAATTATGATATTCTTGATTTCTGGTTAGATTACTTAATTAAAATAAACCCCAAAATATTAATTACAGATGAAAGCCAATACTTTAAAAGCCGTACAGCAATAAGATCAAATTGCATTAAAGTATTATCATCTGTAACCCCTAAATTTATACAATTATCAGGAACCCTTTTAGAAAACAGACCTGTTGAAATATATAACTCTTGGAAATTTGCTGACCCTTTGAATTGTCCTCCATTTGTTATTTATGGAGAAAGATATTGTGGTGGAAAAGAACGTGATTATAAAGGGGCTACTAACTTGGAAGAACTCCATTTTAATTTGAAAAAAATAATGATACGCAGATTAAAATCTGAAGTTGCTCCCGAATTACCTAAACGTACAATTCAAATGGTTCCTTTAGAAATTGATAACAGGAAGGAATATGATGAAGCTCAAAACGATTTCGTACAATACATGAAAAAGTTCAAAGGGGACTACGATACCATGAAAGCATCGTCAATGTTTATATTCTCCAAGATTGAAATATTAAAACAATTAACAGCCAAAGGAAAGCAAAAAATGGTGTTGGATTGGGTGAAGGTATTCCTATCAACCGGGAATAAATTGGTAATTTTCGTTACTTATTTGGAATCTATCAACTACTTGTATAGAGCATTTGAAAAACAATCAGTATATATGAATGGTTCTGTTCCAAGTAATAAAAGACAAGGATTGGTTGATCAATTCCAAAATGACCCAAAAACTCAGTTATTCATTGGCATGTTAGATAAACAAGCGAAACCAGCTGGAGTAGGTTGGAATCTAACCGCCGCATCATGTACTGCTACAGTAGAATTTCAATGGACACCGGGGGTACATGAACAAGCAGATGCTAGAGTACATCGATTAACAACTATTTATCCAGTAACAAATTATTATTTACCTGCTATTAATACTATTGATGAACGAATAATGTCAGTTATTGATAGAAAGACAAAGATTGTTAATAAAGTCCTTGATAATAAAGACATTTATGATGATATATTAACTAATTTACTTTTAAATTACAAATTATGAAAACAATTTATTTATTAGAAAATTACACATGGAAAAGTTTTGAATTTAATGAATTACAAGAAATTCAAACAGAACTTGAAAAAAGAAGAATATATTTTAATTATGAAGCCAAGATAGGTGATAGAGCCAAGATAGGTTATGAAGCCGAGATAGGTTATGGAACCGAGATAGGTGATGGAGCCGAGATAGGTGATGGAGCCAAGATAGGTTATGGAGCCAAGATAGGTGATGGAGCCAAGATAGGTTATGGAGCCAAGATAGGTTATGGAGCCAAGATAGGTGATGGAACCGAGATAGGTTATGAAGCCGAGATAGGTGATAAAGCCGAGATAGGTTATGGAGCCAAGATAGGTGATAGAGCTAAGATAGGTTATGGAGCCAAGATAGGTGATAGAGCTAAGATAGGCAATGAAGCCAAGATAGGTGATAGAGCTAAGATAGGCAATGAAGCCAAGATAGGTTATGGAGCCAAGATAATTAAATCTTTATTTATAACAGGCTCAAGACACTCACTAAATTGGTATTCTAACAATGAAATAAATATAGGATGTTATAAACGCTCTATTGAATGGTGGTTAGAAAACGGAAATGAAGTTGCTGACAATGAAAACTATTCCACCAATGAAAAAGAAGAGTATAAACAATATATTATATTTTGTCAACAATTACAAAAAACAATTGAAGAACATGACAAAGAATAATATCAACTTAATTCGTAAAATTGCCTGGTCATTCCATCACACCACTGGAATTGAATTTGATGAACTGTTCTCCGAGGCTTGTTTAGCATATTGTGAGTCATTAAAAAAATATGATAATAAAAGGGGGAAAATGACTACATATGCTTATATGTATATTCAAAACCATTTGAAAAATTATTTAAAAAAGAATCAACGACAAATCCACGTCGTTTCCTTTGAAGATATTCAATATGATAAACATATTAATTATCATCAATTAATTGATCAAATGAGCCAAGAAGCCATTCAAATTTCAACGATCTTAACTCATTATTCTAAATACTTCGCTTGTCCGTCTCAAATTGATTCTCGAAAGAGAATTATCAAAATGATGCTACAACGTGGGTGGAGTTTAGAAAAGATTTGGATTGGCTTCAATGATATTCGTTTAGCACTTTCTTAAACAAATTGTATAATAATTTAAAACTTAATTTTATGTGGAAAAAAGTATCAAATAAACTAAAACAATGGAAAAACGCTCTTATTAGAGCCTGGAAATGGGTAGCCGGGAATGCTTTAATGGTATGGTATTGGCTCAAATGTCTTTTTTATTTATATATCTCGTGGAAAGATAAAATGATTACCTTCTCTGGTTGGGGACATTATTGGTTTGCAAAACAATATGCCGATAAAAGACACCGAATGACTAAAAATGAAGTTTGTTCCGGTCGACGCTTTTATGTCCTTCCTTGGCATGGTTATTCTTTGATAGTTTTAAATCGTGATGAAATCCTTTATTGGATTCGTAAAGGGGTTTACAACAAATCCATGAAAATTGAGAAGATATTAAAAAATGCATATTACGTGACTAAAGATCCAAATAATAAACAAACTAAAAAATAAAAATCATGGGAACATTAAAAAAATTAATCGCAAAGTTTATTCCTTTTATGGTAGCTGCTGAAGCTTTAGCAACTAAGAAGCATAATATTAATATGAACTTAGAAAGGGCTTACCGTGAAAAAGAAATAGCTGTTAAAAGAGGTAAAAACGTCTTTGCTTATGGGGGTTGTATGGCTAGTAATGACCAAGCCATCTTTATTCCTAAAAGAACCAAACGGAAATATTGGATGGTATAGTAAAATATGGATATTATTCAATTATATAACGATTTCAGCATTCCACATATGACCGAGGGGCATAAACACTGTCGCCCTGGTTGGGTAAATGTGGAATGCCCTTTTTGTTCTGGAAACCCTGGATTACATCTTGGTTTTGATTTAACTCTAAATAGATATGTTTGTTGGAGATGTGGATGGCATGCTATTATTCCCACTCTTTCTACACTTCTTAAAATACCTGAATATGAAGTAAGGAATGTTGTTAAACAATACAATCTTCTTTATATTCCAACAATAGAACCAATCATTCATATTCGTAAAAAATCTCATAAACTTCCAAGTAATACAGCTCCAATGCAATTACAACATAAAATTTATTTGGAAAAAAGAGGATTTGATGCTGATAAATTAGAACGTGAATGGAATCTCTTAGGGACTGGGCCAATTTCAACCCTTTCTACAGGTATGGATAATGAAAAAATAATTGATTTTAAACATCGCATAATAGCCCCTATCCATTGGAACGGTCAGGAAGTTTCTTTTCAAGCAAGAGATATTACTGGAAAATCAAAATTAAAATATATTTCATGTCCAGAAGATAGGGAATTAATTGATTTAAAACGTTTAATCTATGGGCAATCAGAAAATTGGAAAGATGTTGGTATTTGTGTAGAAGGTATAACAGATGCATGGCGTTTTGGTTCTGTTGCATTTAGCACTTTCGGGATTAAATATACTGATGAACAGGTACGATTAATTGGAAAAATATTCAAAAGAGTATTTATTTGTTTTGATTCATCTACAGAAGTGGAAGAAAATACCATTGAAGACATCAAGACAAATACTATTGGATTGTATATAGATCATACAATCAGTAAAGAACAACAGGCTAAACATCAAGCAGAAAAACTAATGGGGGATTTAAAATTCAGAGGAGTTGATGCCATTCAAATACCACTCCCCAAAGGTGACCCAGGAGGATTAAAACAAAGTGAAGCCGATTATTTAGTGAAACAATTAATATCTTAAAATTATGAAAAAGAAAGATTTAAAAACAGGTATGATAGTTGAAACAAGGGCTGGGGAAAAGGCTCTTATTGTTAAGGATAATGTTTATGGAAAAGACGCTGTCATATTTAGTGAAAACAATTGGACTCCATTAGATGAGTTTGATAATGATCTTATATGGCATAATACTCCTAATAGAACTGATTTTGCCGAAACTGTTGATATTTGTAAGGTATATAAACCAGATTTGCCAACTGGTTTTTTATCCAGGTATTCTAAATTTGGAGATTTAGAATTATTATGGGAACGTAAAGATTGATAATAAATTAATTAAACAAATTAAAACAATTAAAATCATGAGACACAATTTAATCGGAGTAGCCAAAACTAGACAAGTTTATCTTAATGGAGAATTACTTGATCCACAAGAAAGTCAGAAATATCGCAATCATTCTCCAGATGGATTTAACTGGGGATATGCTGGAAGTGGCCCGGCTCAATTAGCTTTGGCCATTATGTTAAAAGCTACAAAAAAACCAGATGCTTATCAAGATTTGAAATTTAGAGTGATAGCAGCTTTACAGCAAAATAAGGATTTTAACATCGACTTTTATATTGACAGTCCTGAAGATAAAGCTCGTAATGAAGCCATAAGAAATGCTAATGCTTTCAATAAACATGCTTCTAAAGAATACCTTTCTAACTTATCAGACTCTGAACTCATTTGTTGGGTGCACCCATTAGAAAGGGTTGAAATTGCAAAAAAACTTGGATTACACGTAATGTAGTAAAATTAAGCTTTTCTAAAATACTTTTATGAAAATTAGGATTTTTAAAATATCCAATTTAATTTTACGAAGATTTTTGAATTTATTGACAATGCCGTGTCAAATAATAATATCTTAAATACAAAACCATCGGGAGTAGCTGCGGCATCAGTGAAACCGATGGTTTTCTATTTTTAATATATGAATTTCTTTTTACAATATAAAGACCCACGTTGGCAAAAAAGACGTTTAGAAATATTACAACGAGATAATTTTACATGTACTTCTTGTGGAAATAATTCTGAAACATTAAATATCCACCACTGTGTTCCTTATAAGAAAAATTTAAAAATATGGGAATATCAAGACAATGAATTAACTACGTTATGTGAAAATTGCCATAAAGAAATATCCAAAATAATAAACAATTGTAAAAATATTATAACTAATAATTGTAGCAGAGGGCTTGAAATATCTATGTATATACAGGAAATAATACAATTATTAGACAATCAAACTCCCCCTATTTATGAAAATATTGTAAATATTATAAAAAAGAAAAATATATGCAACGAGGACTTAACAAAATAGACAATTTACCAGATGCTATTAATTGTGGAATACAAGAGAATTTTACACAAATACCCAATGATCTCTTAAAAAATCCAAATATATCTTCTAAAGCAAAAATACTCCTTTCCATATTACTGTCTAATCGTTATGGATGGAAAAGCTGTATTGAATCATTATCTTCTATGGTAAAAGAAAAGAAAGATTCAATATCAGCATCCTTACATGAATTAGAAAAATTTGGATATTTGATTCGAATTCGTTACAGAAACAAATATAACAAAAAATGGATAGGCTCTTTTTGGGCATATACCAATGATCCTTTTAAATTTAATTATGAAAACCAAATTAAATTATTAGAACATCAGAATTTAGAAGCAATTGAACCCACAACTGGAAAACCCATATCTGGGTTAGCCACAACTGGAAAATCCGTTACTAATAATACTAATAATAATAATACTAATCTTCTTCGTGAAGAAGATGAAAATGAAGATAAAAAAGAATTAATCACCCCAAAATTATTTGAAAGGTTTTGGAATATTTATCCAAAAAAGGTAGATAAAGGAAAAGCTTTAAAAAGCTGGAATGATATATGTACTCAAAAAAGTAAACAAAGTATAAGACCAGAATGGAGTACTGTATTGAGAGCCATTAGAAGTCAAATAAAAACAGAAAGATGGCAAAATCCACAATATATTCCCCACGCTTCAACGTGGTTAAATCAAACAAGATGGATTGATGATCCCAACGAAATGAAATCAAATAATTCCCCGGAAAAAGAATTTGTTCTAAATGATTGGGTAAAACTAACCCATAAAGAAAGAATGAAGATTGCAGTGGAACAGTCTAAAATATTAAGGGATAAGCCATACAAAGAGAATGATTATGATGTACGTTATTATTTATGCCCAGATGGATTATACCGGGGGTGGAATGGAGAACCTTTTTAATAATTTAAATTTTTAAATCATGATAACAATTTATTTTTGGATTTTCATAATAATACTAACAGCTTATGCTGGTTTTAAATTTTGGATTTTAATTGAAGAGCGTATTCATTTCCGTAAATGGTCAAAAGAATTAGAATTGCTTATAAAAAATATTTCTGCTAAGAACTATACTGAAGAAGAAGTTAAAAATTTATGTTCCAGGGCTTGGTTAAAAATCCCTAATGATCCAAATATATTAGAGAATTTTGATAAATGGTTTGAACAAAATAAAAAGAAATCATAATGAAGGATGAGTTTAAATACCCACCATTGCATTGGGATTGTCGTTGCGCTTTACCTAAGGTGGATCATCCATGGAAGCCAAAAAGAGAATTACAGATTGCATTAGCTTTAATTCAAAGAACATCGAAAATATTATTAAATTGATATGATTGAACGTAAGATTATTATTGGGCTCATAACTAGCACCGAATTTTGTGAAAAAATACAGCCTATTTGGGATTCAAAACTGTTAGAATCTTCAACAGCTAAAATAATGAGTCAATGGTGTTGGGAATATTTTATCAAATTTAATGTTGCTCCTGGCCGACATATTGAGGATGTGTTTTATCAGAAAATAAAAGCCCCTAATTTTTCAAAGGATGTAGCAAAAGATATTGAAGAGAATATTTTGCCAGGATTGTCAAATGAATACGAAAAAGAACCAATAAATGTAGATTATTTATACAAAGAATCAGAAAAACACCTTTCCCAACGTCATTTAATTATTCATAAACAAACTATAGAAGCATTAATATCCAATGGAGAGTTAGAGAAAGCTGAAAAACTTGCTCTTGAATTTAAACCATTACTATCTAACATTCATAAGTTATCCACTCACATACGTTCCATTCAACAAATTCGTAAATTAGAACGTGAACCTGCTAAAGTATTATTAAGTCCATGGTTACGAGCAGGTCAAACTACTATAATTTTTGGGAATTATGGAAGTGGAAAATCATTAGTAGTCATACTTGTTTCTTATTTATTAGGATTAAAAAATTATAGCAATAAAGAGTGTGAAATAAATGGTTGGCAGGTGAAAAATCCTACAGGGTGTTTATATGTTGACGGGGAATTGGGAGAAGTAGAAATGGAGGAACGAATTTCTCAATTTGAATGGGTGGGATGTCAAAACAATAGACACAAAATCAAAATTTTTTCCATACCGGAATATCAAACTGATACAGATGATTCCTTTTATCTCAGTAATAGAAATAATCAATTGAAGTTAATTCAATGGTTAAAAGAACATACAGAATATAAATTGATAATATTAGACAGTGCAAGCACTCTGTTTGGATTAGAGAATGAAAATGATAATAGTGAGTGGAGCAATAAAGTTAATCCATTTTTGCGTGATTTACGATCTTTAAAAGTGGGGTGTATTCTACTTCACCACTCAGGAAAAGATAGCAAAAAGGGTTTGAGAGGGGCATCTGCAATGGGGGCAATGGCTCATAATATATTTAAAATTAAAGATCATCCGAGAAAGAAAGAAGTGGAAGGAGAAGCATGGTTTACCATTGAAAAAGATAAACAACGTCAGGGAGGTTATATGTTTAAACCATTTGGATTACATTTTACTCAATCCGATGATAAGAAAGAAACATATTGGGAGGAAACAGGAATGGGGTACGAAGATTGATTTTACTGTAAATTTAAAAATTTTTTAAAAATTTCTTTAAAAAAATTAGGATATGTCAAAAGTGCTATATATCTTTACGTCATCAAACAATTTAAAACTTTTGCGATATGAAAACTTTATTTCAATCTTTAAATTTAAAAACAGGGGAAAAGGCATCTTGTGTTGCTGGGCACCCTGTTTCACAATTAGTTACTGTGGTCTGTATAAAAGACTTTGAAACATCACTTTCCAATTGGGATAGTATTATAAATAATGCTATGACTTATGTAAAAGTTACAAGTGGGATTCTTTTAACCAGTCATTTAATATCTTCTAATTGGATTAGATCATAATATTTCCGCCAGGTTTTTCGCAAAAGTCCTTGCGGAAACTTAGCCCAACACCTTTCGAGGTTTGGGCTTTTGGTGGCAATAAAAGTTCTTTAACACATTGAATCAAAAACCTAAAAAGAAAGGATGGTGAATATGCGGGCTGAGGGTAAAACCTGCCCTATCATACTAATAAACTTATGATAAATGCACTATTTTTTTAATTTAAAAAGGCAAATTGACCCGGCTCTGCAAAGGCATCCGGGTTTTAACATTGAGTAAAGTTCTTTTTATTGAGAGTTGTTTGGTTAGAAAGGATGCTCTAAATGGTAATTGAAAGAGTGCCTAAGTATCCTTTCATCAAGCAAGTAAATTGAATTAGAAACTCAAATATAATAAACATTTTTATTAACTTAAATTTTTTATCATGGACAAAAAACAATTTTCTGCTTACAAAGCAGCGTATCAAGAGCTAATCGATGCTCTCTTGTTAAAAGATGACAAAACTGATGAACCTATCAAAATTCCAAGAAACATTTCTGAAGATGGTTTGTTGTTAGGTTTGAATGAATCTATTGCACTTTTAAAACCAGAAGAAATTGAGACTGGTAAAGTTGATGATGCAACTCTTACTGAAGAAACACTGGCGGTAATTGCTGAATTGTCTGATACAAAAAAGTCATCAAAAAAAGGAAATTCCAAACCACCAGTAAAAATGACCGTTGTTGAAAAAGAAGAAGAAGAAGAAAATAACGACGATGATGACGATGACGATAACCTTATGGATGATTTGATTGAAGCAGTAGAAGCCACTGAAAAAATTGCTGATTTGAAAGATTTGGTAAAAACAAATGATACTTTCAAACCCTTACGCACCAAACTTGTAACTTTCAAAACTGCCGATACTTTGCGTGAAGCAATGTTGGATATTATTGATGGTTTAGAGAAAGTTGACAATGACGATGATAATGATAATAAACCATCAAAAACCCCTGATAAATCCGAAAAGAAGAACACCCCAACCCCCCCGGCAAAGAAAGCAGAAAAAACGCCCCCTGCCCCCAAGAAAGAATCTATGAGCAGGATTGATGCGGTTGCTATTGCCCTTCGTGATCACAAACCGAAAACAGTTGCCAAATGGATTGAATGTGCCGATACAGTATTTGGCCGGGAAAATGAAAATGAAAGCCGAATGATGATTAAGTATGCTCAAAAGGTGCTGTCAAAATTTGACATTGATTTCCCAACAGAATAAGTTTTCATAGTTTGATAGTTGGTTAATAATGCTAAAACCCGGTTCTTAATAAGGCCGGGTTTTTCCACTGAAGGTAGATTACATATGGAAAAATTATTAAAAAATAGTCTAAGTGTTAGAGGGGATTCAGTTTATTGTCCCCTCTGTTTTAGTTTAGACAGCTATGGTAATTGTTTGACAGATTGTCACCACTGCTATCTAAGGAATCTCAACCACGTTTGGGGAAAAGACTTAAAACCTGCTGATACAGATTTACTAGAGAAAAAATTGCGGATAGGAATAGCGAACAAAAACCCAAAATCAACCATTTCTTTTTGCCTTAGTAACAAAAAAACTATAAGATGGGGGAATAAGACAGACCCTTTTCAGAACGCTGAAATAAAACACCGAATTGCCCCAAAGATATTTTCATTGTTTTATGAATATGATTGGTCTTTTGTTATCCAGACGAAACATACAGAAACAATGATGCGTTATGAGAAATATATTATGAGTTGTAATAAAAAACAGTTAGTAACAATAATGCCTGAAATCTCTCCTGGCCTTGAACAAGATTGGGAAGTATTTGAAATGAAAAGAACAACAAATCCAATACAACGATTGGAACACGTAAAATACTTACAATCTAATGGAGTAAATATTGGAGTAAATGGTGAACCTTTTATTCCCGGTTATCATACAGAGAAAGACTTTGAGACTGCTTTGAAATTGTTAAAGCAATATAATATACAATCATACAATACTTATAATTTTCATTTTAATGCATTCGTCGCTAAACGTCTTCATTCAATTGGTATTGATATTGAAAAGATATGGTTTTACAATCAAGACAATGAATGGAAGAAGATACTTGTTAAATTGCTTGATTTATCCAAAAAATATAATATTCGATTAGGTTGTCCAGACTTCGTTAATACTGGCCCAAATTGGGTAGAAAAAGCAAATACATGTTGTGGAATAAACGTTCCAAATCCTTGCACATTTAATTCCCATCGTTTTAAACAGTTAAAACAAAAAGGGTATTCAGATGAAGATATATTAAAAGAAACTTGGGATGGTTCTGCTGATTATTTAATGGGTAAAGCGGTGTTACAAGGAACTACTAAAAAATTTTATACACTTAAAGATTCTGGATTATGACAACCCCTATTGAAAAATATGATGGTATTTATGTTAAACGAGAAGATTTGTGTTTTAAACCACCTGCTCCTCCATTTTCCAAATGTCGTGGAATAATAGAACATTTAAAAGAATTAAAATCTCAGGGAATAACAACTGTGGGATATGTTGAAACTTCCGTATCCATGGCCGGGTGGGGCTTAGCATGGGTTTGTGAGCAATTAGATATGACTGTTGTTATATTTGATCCACAATATAAAGAAACTCCTGAAACTTTAAAATACCATAGAGAACAATGGAGAACCCATAAATCACATGTTATCATAGAGCCTATTAAAGCAGGAATGGCTAAGGTTAATTGGTATATATGTAAGAAAATATTAGAAAAATATTCGAATTCCATATTATTACCATTAGGATTGCCATTTGAAGAGACAATTAGTCAAACGGCTTTGGAATTAACAAATATAGATATTAATCGTTATAAATTTAAATCTATTGTGGTTTGTGTGGGTAGTGGAACTATATGTGCTGGTATATTAAAAGGAGTAGATAAAAGACAATATTCAATCGATATTTATGGAGTAATGACAAGAAAAGGAGACAAGGATGCAAAACGTTCAAAAATAATAGATAAAGCAGGAATATTTGGGTATGGTTTATTTAAAAACAATTGGGAATTATCTATTTTTGATGAAGGTTGGGAATATGCTCAAAAGTCTAATATACCAGTACCATTTCCTTGTCATACTTATTATGATGCTAAAGCATGGGAGTTTCTTATGAAACATAGAAAACGAATTCCAGAACCCATTTTATTTTGGAATATCGGACATTAAAAATATGAATTGTATAATATATTTAAACACAAAGTATGAATAAACTCACATATTGGGATGTAAGAAAAGCAGTAATCAGGATTATACCAAGAATGACCCAATTAAGTCATTCTAAACGCAAAGCAGAAGCTGTTCAGGAGAAAGGGCGTAAAAAGAATTACAGCCAATTCAACTTACGTCATAAAGAATGGCGTAAACAGGAACGGTTACTAAACACTGAAGAAATTAACTCTTTTTTAGAAATATCCATACGGGCTGCAGCTTGTCCAATGCCTTTTAATATGGATATTTGGGATGGTTTAATTTGTCCATATGCTTGTGTATATTGTTATGCTAATGCTTTTAGAGCTTCATTATATACAGCATTCTTTGATAATAGTAAGACCATGGGATTTAGGCATTGTAATCCTACCTATTACAAGCAAGAGATGGATAAAATGGAGAAATTCAGAGTTATGTCATTTAAAGAAAAACAAAATTTACAAGGTATTAACAAAGCATTTGCATTAGGCATTCCCGTTCGTATGGGTATTCGTTTTGAAGATTTCTTACGTAATGAAGGAAAAGAAGGGGTCAGCCTAGAAATGTTAAAGTATTTGAAAGAAATAGAATATCCAGTTATGATTAATAGTAAATCAGCATTGGCTGGAAATGAAGAATATGTACGAGCCTTAGCAGATAATCCAGCAGGGGGAGCAATTCACATTACTGCAATAACATCTAATGAAGAAATAACAAAAGCATTGGAACCTGGGGCACCAGCATATGCAGAACGGTTAAGAGCCATTAAAATATTAGTTGATTCCGGGGTTCGTGTAGTAGCCAGAATTGAACCATATTTATTCCTTGTTAATGATAATCCAGACGAGATTAAACAATATATGGAAGATATGTGGGGGGCAGGAGTAAGAAATATTACATTTGATACATATTCATACACTGCTCAAAATCCCGGTATTAGACAAAGTTTTATAAACAAGGGTTATGACTTTGACCGTATATTTCTTGCAGGATGTGATAGTCAGCCATTAGGTTCTTTACTACTTGGTAAATTTATGGAACTATTTCGTGAATATGGTTTTTCATGTTCAACATTCGATATGGGAAATGCCCCAACAAATGATCAAGCTATCTGTTGTGAGGTTGGGGATTGGTTTACCGGGGAATTTAATTATGGGTGTACCGTAATGGCAGCCCGGTTTATATTTAATAACAAAGGAACCAAAGTATCATGGAAAGAATTTGAGAAGTGGGTGGATTCTCATGGAGGATTCTTGACAGATGTTTTAAAACAAGAAGTTAAAGAGCTTTGGAACCTTGGAGGGAATCTAGCATATAGTCATCGTTGGGCTGCTGGTTTAACTCCTTGTGGACGGGATGAAGATGGAATACTTTGGATTTATGAAGACAAGCAAGATTATAGAATTAACATATTAAATGAATTATTATGAAAATATCCAACTTAGTAGAACAAATTTTTGCTACAGCAGTAGCATTAGACCAATCAGGTGGTCTACGTAATACCATATATGCTTTGAATAATGAAGTATATATAATGAATTATGACCATACAGTATTACTCCGCTTTAGATTGCGACGCAGTGAAGGATTCTTTGATCATCCAATTTCTTTTAAGGCTAATGATTACGACAGTAATGAGTTTGAAGAAAAAGACGGGAGAATTGTATTTTATAGTGGTAATGATGGCTATAAAAAGAAGAAAGTTTGTGGAACAACCGATTTAACCCCGGAACAAGTAAAGGAGTTATTTTCTGAGTATATTCAAGAAGATTCCCAAGCTCAATCTTATCTTTTATCCAAAGACATTCTTGAATTAATGGATGACTCTCTAAGTCATGTGGAATTTATTGGGGATAAAAAGAATCCATTAAAAATGATTCAACGTAACATATACAGCGGTGGAATAATAGAGATTGAAAAAAAGTCAGATGGTTTCTTTAAGGAAACTTTAATCAATGATTTTGGTCCAGTAGCTATTAAGACACAGGATTTTCAAGCATTGTTTCAATTTCAGAATCAATTGAAGTTTTCTTTTCCAACGAACGGACAAGAAGACTTGATAGTAATTCGAAGTGTAAACAATGATAAACGAGATATGGCAGGAATAATAGCCTGTTGTCTTTATGATGAAATAATTAAAATTAAGGAGGTTGAACATGGGGGGCAAAAGCAGAAAGTCAGGAGGGGTTAGCAAGAAGCTAATTGCTCAAATTAAGTCAGGACAATTAAACACTAAAACATCATCCTGTGGTAAAAAGAACACAACAGAGGAACTCAAAAAAGATGGATTTAAGCCTTTATTTGATTAGGGCTTATGAATTACAAGTAGTTCCTAATTTCTTCATGTCTTTACCATCTTTAGAATTATATGATGTAAAGGTAAAATTGGACAATGATTGGGTATGGTTGGAAGAAAATCATAAATGTATTCTTCCACCTTTACCAATTAAATCTGGATTTACAATGGATACATATCCAAAGATTGATTCTGTTTGGGCATGTTTCGAAAAGGGGAATTGGAGAATGCCTACAAATCACCAACAAACCTTTTTGGATTACCAATACATATTTGATATGAATAATTTCCAAGACCTGAGTGGAGGAAAATGGGAATCTTTCAGAAAGAATATAAGAAAATGGCCAAAAAATAATTCCGGGTATTCATACAGTCGAATCAAACCAAGTGCAAAGAAAGCTGGAAAATTAATTGGATGTTGGTTAGAAGATCATGAAAAGGATGTTCAAGATGCTGTTCATTTAAGTGAATTTGTTTATTTTTATAACAATTCACAAATACATCGAAAATTTTTGTACAATAAATATAATGAATTAGTGGGTATTAATGCTTGGGATGAGAACTATTTTTATATTAATTATCGATATTGTATTATCAAAGACATCCCATATTTAGATGAATTTATGCGTTGGTTATTCTATACTGATGATGATGTTTTTAAATGTGATAAATTAATCAATGATGGAGGCTGTTTAGATAGCCCCGGACTTGAAAAATTCAAAGATAAATTAAACCCAATACGCAAAGTGCCTATTTATACATGGACTAAAATTTAATATTATGAAAATAAATCGTAAAGAACTACAAACAGCCTTGGAAATAGTTAAACCGGGATTGGCTAACCGAGAAGTAATTGAACAAGCAAATTCATTTGCTTTTATGGATGATCGTTTGGTCACTTACAATGATGAAATTAGTATATCTCACCCAATATCTGGATTAGAGATAACTGGAGCAGTAAAAGCAGATGAGCTTTACAAATTCATAAACAAGGTAAAAAAAGACGAATTGGAGTTTGAATTAACTGATAATGAAATAGTATTAATATCAGGGCGTTCGAAAGCTGGATTTGCTATTCAATCTGAAATAAAATTACCTATAAAGGACATTGGAAACATTGGTAAATGGAAAGCTTTGCCTGATGATTTTATGAGTAAAATATCATTTGTGTCTTCTTCAGCTGGAAAGACTATGAGCAAACCAATACTTGCTTGTGTACATGTTAATAAGGAAGGTTTTGTTGAAGCGTCGGATGGTTTTAGAATTACAAAGAATATGTTAAGTGATACAATGCCAGTTAAAACATTTCTAATTCCTGCCACTTCAGTATCTCAAATAATTCGTCTAAAACCAACTAAAATAGCAGAGGGACAAGGCTGGATACACTTTAAAACATAATCTGAAACTACAATATCCTGTAGAATATTTGAAGATGACAAGTTTCCCGAAACATCTAATTTCTTTAAAGTAGATGGGGATTGTGTTGAATTCCCAAATACATTATTGGATATTATAGACAGGGCATTAATCTTTAGTAATACAGATTTAGTTGATATTTTGATAAAGAACAAAAGATTTAAAGTATCTAGTAAAAATGATACTGGCTGGTTTGAAGAAGAAGCAAACAGCAAATATGATGGAAATGAGATTCAATTTACAATGAATCCTAATTTACTGAAGGACATTTTATCAGTAACTAAAAATGCAATTATAGGGGATGATAAATTGAAATTTGAGGGAGAAGATTGGGTATTTGTAACAGTACTTCAAAACAAACAACAATGAGAAAAAATGGGTTTTATTGGGTTAAATACAATTCTAATTGGATAGTTGCCGAATGGGATGATGATAGTTGGGCTTTACCTGGTGCAATTTTTTCTCCTGATTTAAAGGATAGTAATTTTGAGTTAATAATCGAATTACCTTTAACACCTCTAGTAAAATGACAGGATTTTTTTCAAATAAACAAGTAGAAAGTATTACCCGTCCAAACGGTAAGGTGTATTCATGCTCATCTTGCGGGCTTCATTTACACGTTAACACTCCAAGAATGAAACCATATGGTAATTTTTCGAAAGGAATTATAATTGTTGGAGAAGCACCGGGGGAAATAGAAGATTCAAAAGGAAAGCCATGGCAAGGCAAAACGGGGCGTTTACTTCAACATACTCTACGTGACTTTGGAATTGATTTATTTGAAGATTGTTTGAGTATACATGCTTGTCATTGTAAACCTATGGATGAAAAAGGGAATAATAGAAACCCATCCAATTTTGAAATTGAATCCTGTCGTAAAACTACACTATCTTATATTAAACAATACAAACCAAAAATAGTAATATTGCTTGGAAATGCTGCTATTTATAGCATTATAGGACATCGTTGGAAGAAAGACTTGGGAAATATTTCTAAATGGAGAGGGTGGACAATTCCCGATCGTGATTTTAATTGTTGGGTTTGTCCCACTTTTCATCCAAGTTATATAGAACGGTCTGAAGATGATGTAGCAAAAATTGTTTGGAAGAAAGATTTAGAATTAATATTATCTTTATTAAACAAGCCTTTCCCAGAGTATAAAGAACCCATTATTGATATAATTACTGATTTATCTGTTTTATATGACAAGAAAATGGGAACAAATAAGATATTTGCTGCCCCCCATATAGCAATAGATTACGAAACTACTGGTATTAAACCCCATTCGATTGGACATCGTATTGTTTGTGTATCAATAGCTGATAATGAAGACCATGCATATGTATTTATGTTACCTACTACAAGAATGGAAAGAAAGCCTTTTGTTGATTTATTAGCAAATAAAGATATTTTCAAAATGGCCCATAATATGAAATTTGAGGAAACTTGGTCTGTTGTTAGATTACAACAATCTGTTATAAGTTGGGCATGGGATTCTATGCAAGCTGCTCATATATTAGACAATAGAAGATACATAACAGGCTTAAAATTTCAAGTATATGTTAATTTTGGAATTGTCGATTATGACAGTGATATTTCTCCTTATTTGAAATCAAAGGATGAAGAAGCCAACAGTTTAAATCGAATTCATGAATTAATAAATATACCCGGTGGAAAAGAAAAACTAATGCATTACTGTGGATTAGATTCTGTTTTTACTTATCGATTAGCAATGATACAAAAACCATTAATAATTAATAACTATGAAAGGAATTAAGAATTATTTACATTATACCATGTTAATAGAGGATGATCATTCAAAATGGAAAGAAACTATATCTGAAGTAGTTGAGGATATGACAGAACTACAACATGCTAAATTATTAATAAATAAATTTAATAATAGTTTAAAACTAGGTGAACTTCCGAGAAGGTTAAAATTATTACGTGTTCACAAAGAAGTAGGTAAATTTAGACATGATTGGATTAAGAAAAGTCTTGTTACGGAAAAGGGAGGATATGACATTTATATATGCTCTAATTGTAAAGCTACTGGAAAAAGACATGGTTTATCATCTACAATAGTGCCTGATATGGAATATGAACAATTTTGTAAAACTAAATTATAAAGCTATGACAGAAATTGAACAATTAACAATTGCAGCAGCTTGTATAGGTGCTAAAATTGATCGACGATTAAGATTAAATGATCCAGAATTATTGTAACGCTTAAATATTAACGAAAACTTAAAGTTATGAAGAGACTGATGTTAATTGTGTTATTAGCTGCTTTGTACTTAATAAAGTTACAAGCTCCAATTGATGTAATAACACCAGAGAATAATTACAGGAAAACTGTAAATAATGTTTACGAGAATTTGGAATTATATACATTTTTAGATTCATTAGCAATTCCAGAATCAGGAAACATCGATCATTATCCAATAATATATAAAGGTAAGAAGGTGGAAAGTCCTTATCATATTGTTAATGGGATTGGGGCAGCTGGTAGATGGCAAATGATGCCTTGTGCTAGAAGAGATGTAGGGTATAAAGGAACATTAAAAGAATTCCTTTCCTCTCCAGATATTCAAAGGAAATGTATTATAAAATTCATGAAGAAGAATAAAAAATATATGGATTATTACATTCCAAATTACAGGGATTACATAGGAAAGGAAATAATCACCCATAGAAAAGTTTTTACAAAAAGAATTATCCAAGGAAAGGATACGATTTATAAAAAATGTATAATTCGGGCAGATACTGCTGTTATCACTTTTTCTGGATTGATTGGAACTATGCATTTAACAGGGGTGGGGGGTTTAAAAAGATTATTGTATAATAAAATTAACTCTACAGATGGGAATGCTACTGCAATGCAATACATGAAAAGGTTTAAAGATTTTAAAATTAGTAATATGTTAAATTCGGAAGATATAGAAAAGAGAGTATTAATGGTGTATGAAGAAAATGATATTAATGAAGAAATAACTCACAAAAATCTTTGTTTAATAGCTGCAAAATATTTAAAAAATCAAGGAATACATCCATTTCATAGATGTAAATATGTTGTTTGTGAATTAGAGCGGGAGGGAGAAAGCCCCGATGCTTTTGGATGGGGGGGAACATCTACTCAGCTGATTGAAGTCAAAATTTCTCGGTCAGATTTTTTGTCTGATAAAAATAAAAGGTGGAGAAAATTACCAGAAATAGGACTTGCTGCCTGGCGTAGTTATTTATGCCCTAAAAACATTATAAAACCTAAAGATTTGCCGAATAATTGGGGTTTATTATATTTTGATAAAGGAAAAGTTGAAATTATAAAAAGTCCATCTTATCAAGATCATAATAAATCAGAAGAACTTCATTTGGTAACCAATATAATGAGAAGAGAAGGCATAAAATCTCAAATATTTAGTTACAAACAATACAAAGTTGTATGAAAAAATTATATACCATAGTTAAATTAATAAAATTTCCAGGCAGAAATCCCATCCAATATGGAATGGAAGAAACAAGTTTTGGTTGGTTCTTTGATTTACCTACAGCAGAAAAGACATTAGAAGATCATTTTACCAATAATAATGACGAAAAATCATACGCTATAATATCAATTTATTGCAAAGGCAGAAAATGATGACTATCAATCCAAAAACATACAAGGCATATCATTTATTTCATGATGGTATTTTAGCTTTAGCGAGGGCTGAACAACAAGGATTTCGTATTGATTTAGATTATATTCAAAAAAAGAAAACCGAATTAAATCGAAAGCGATCCAGATTGGAGAATAATTTCAAAGATTCCGAATTATTTAACGAATGGAAAAAGCATTTTCCAAATGTTAATTTAAATTCTCATGATCAACTGAAGGAATTGTTGTATCAAATAAAGGGAATAAAACCAATGAAAGAAACAGCTTCAGGAAAAGGCTCAACTGACATTGATTCCTTACGTTATTTACAAATTCCAGAAATTGAATTCTTCATCGAAAAAAATAGAATTAAAAAGGCTTTAGATGTGCTTTCAGGTTTTGAAAGAGAGCAAGTTGATGGGGTTGTTCACCCCTTTTTCAATTTGCATATTCCTGTAACATTCCGTGGCAGTTCAGATTCCCCTAATTTCCAAAATATTCCAGTCAGGGATGAAGAATTAATGCAAATATGTCGTCAAACAGTTTTCCCCCGTTTTGGAAATCAACTACTTGAAACAGACTTTAAAGGAATTGAAGTTGGTATTTCTGCTTGTTATAACAATGACCCCGCTTTAATCAAATATGTATCAAATCTTCAATTAGATATGCATGGAGATATGGCAAAGCAGATATTCCTTATTAAAAATTTTGATAAAGACATCCATTCTCATGATATATTAAGAAAAGCAGCAAAAAATGGATTTGTGTTTCCGCAATTTTATGGAGACTATTTTGTAAAGAATGCTTTCAGTTTAGCTTGTGAGTGGGGAAAATTACCTGATGGGGTATGGAAAAAGGGACAAGGTATACAATTAGATGATACTACAACCCTTTCTGATCATTTAATTTCCAATAGATTTAAATCATTAGAATCTTTTACTAAACACTTGGAAAAGATTGAACATGATTTTTGGAATAAACGCTTTCCTGTTTATAAACAATGGAAGGAAGATTGGTACAACGACTATCAGAAAAAAGGGTATGTTGATTTAAAGACTGGTTTCAGATGTAGTGGAATAATGTCGAAGAATGAAGTGACTAATTACCCTGTTCAGGGAGCAGCTTTTCATTGTCTTCTTTGGTCGTTAATACAACTGGATAAGTTTATCATTGCCTTTAATTTAAAATCAAGAATAATTGGACAAATCCATGATAGTATAATTATTGATGTATTCCCTAAAGAATTGAAAATTATAACAGAAAGGATACGTGAAATAACAACGAAAGAATTACCAAAGGTATTTGATTGGATTATAGTTCCACTTGAAATTAGTATGGAAGTTTGTAATATTGATGAATCATGGGCAGAAAAGAAGAAATTAAAAAAAGCCGCTTAATATATGAAATGTCAATCTGAAGGGTGTAAAAACAAATACATTATTAGCCATAGGAAAACTTAATCCAGATTGGATTATGTTGGATTATTGCCCATATTAAAATTAAATTGTATAATATAAAAACAAATAATTATGGTACTAATATTATTAAAACCTTTAAATCAAGAATTCACAAGTGACAAAAGTATGGATGAAGTGAAGGATATTATTGAGAAAGTAATTAAAGATGAAATCCAATTCCTTTCTTTTGATGAATCCAAGCAAAAAAGAGTGTATTTACCAAGACAATATTTTGTAGAAAATATAATTGAAATAACTGAAAAATGAACTTATACAACAAATACCGCCCATCTACATTTGAAAAAGTAATGGGAAATGATGCTGTAGTATCATCATTAAGTAAAATGCTTACCAATCTTACAACTTGTCCCCATTCTTTTCTTTTAACTGGCCCTACAGGTTGTGGTAAAACTACAATTGGTAGAATAATATCCAACGAACTTGGTTGTAAGGGTTCTGATCTTAGAGAGAATAACACTGCGGACTTTCGTGGCATTGATACGGTTAGGGAAATAATTAGCAATAGTTCATTTAAGCCATTGGAAGGGGCTTGTCGTGTTTGGATTATTGATGAATGTCATAAGATGACAAATGATGCTCAAAATGCTTTGTTGAAAATTCTTGAAGATACTCCAAATCATGTTTATTTTATTCTCTGTACAACAGAACCACAAAAACTATTACAAACGATCAAGGGACGTTGCCAAACGTTCCAATTAAACGTGCTTTCGGATGATCAAATGCGTATTTTACTACGTAAAATTGTCAGAGAAGAAAAAGAAATGGTGGAAAAAGAAGTATTTGATCAAATCGTCCAAGATAGTTTAGGGCATCCCCGTAATGCTATTAACATTCTTGAACAAGTTCTTTCTGTTGAACCTGATTTAAGGTTAGAAATAGCCAAAAAGACTGCGGAAAGACAAAGTCAATCAATTGAACTTTGCCGAGCGTTAATTAAAAGGGAATCGTGGAAGAAAATCATTCAAATTCTTGATGGTTTAAAAGATCAGGAGGCTGAAGATATAAGAAGGGTGGTGTTAGGTTACTGCCAAGCAATTTTATTGAAGGAAAGCAATGATTTTGCCGCTCGTATTATTGAGGAATTCTGGGAACCATTTTATAATGTAGGTTTCCCCGGTCTTGTTTACAGTTGTTATTCAATCACTAAAAATTAAAATATGGAGGAATTAGATTATATTAAAGATGTCAAAATTGATGAGTCTGCTTTAGATGTAGAATGGTTGGAGCAAACTACATTATTAGTAAAGTACGCTCGAAATGCTGCTAAATGGCATAAAAGGGTAATGCAAGCTGAAGAAAAAATAAAAGTTGTACGTGCCGAATTGATTGAAGAAGCTAATCAATTTCCTGATAGATGTTTGGGTAAAGGTATAAAACCAACTGCCCCAAATATAGAATCTTATTACAGAAATCATGAAGATCACAAAGCAGCAAAGGAAGAATGGATAACTGCTACTTTTGAATATGACATTGCACTAGCTGCAAAAGATGCTATATCGTTTTCAAGAAAAGCTGCTTTGGAGAATTTAGTTATTTTACATGGACAACAATACTTTGCTGGGCCAAGAGTACCAAGAAATTTATCAGAAGAAAGGGAAATGAGAGCAAAAAAAGTAGATGAAGGCATAGCAAATGGCTTAAATAAAAGGATCAGAAGATCATAATTATAATTATAAACAATTTAAAACTTAAAAAAATGAGCAGACCTGAAAGAAAAAGTAATTTTAGAGGAAAAGTTGGTGAAGATGCTGAGCGTCACCAAAGAGAAGGCAGTGAATATGGATATTTAAACTTGCCTAAAGGAATTAAAATGTTTAAACCAGTAGAAGGTCAATATTTTATTGATATTATACCTTATGTGGTGACTGACGAAAAGCACCCAGACGCAGACGCAGAAAAAGAAATCGCTTTGCCTGATATGCTTTGGTACAAGCGCCCATTTAAAATTCACCGTAATATTGGAGGGGGCCAAGGAGAATCAGTTGTATGTCTTTCTTCTATTGGTAAACCTTGTCCAATTTGTAAGGCACGAGCAGAAATGACTCGAAATGGGGCAGATAAAAAAGAAACTGATACCTTAAAACCATCCTTGCGTAATCTATACGCCGTTATTCCCTTAGGTTCAAAAGATTTCGATGAAAATGTTCATCTTTGGGATATGTCTAATGCTTTATTTCAAGATTTATTGGAGCAGGAAATAGGGTATAATAAAAAATATGATGTATTTCCTGATCTTGAAGAAGGGTACACCTTAAAAGTTCGTTTTGAAGAAGATTCGTATATGAAAAATAAATTCTATGAAGCTAAACGAATTGACTTTGAAGATCGTGAGCAACCTTACAAAGAATCCATTTTGGATGAAGTTATTGACTTGGATAATGTATTGAAAATACTAAGTTACGAAGAACTTGAAAAGAAATTCCTTGAAATTGACGATGACGATGATGCAAAAGATCGTAAAGACAATAAAACCGACAAAACACGATGCAGTCACAAAGATGAAAGTAATGACAGAAGATCGGAAAGGAATACCAGACTGCCAGAAAAGGAAGAAGAAAAATCATCATCCAGACGTGAAGAAAGGTCAACATCAAGGAGAGATGATAAAAGGTCATCCAGACAAACAGAAAAGGAATCAGAACCTGAATTTACTTGGCAAGATTTACAAGCAATGAGTGAAGAAAGGTTAATTAGGATAATAGACAGCAAAGATTTAGACATCAATGTGGATGATTACAAAGATGATATTGATGGTTTAACTGAGGCCGTGGCTACTGCTCTTGGAGTGGAAATTCCAGAACCCCCAAAAAAGTCATCTGGTAAGGAAAAGGACAATGTTTGTGTAGCTTGTCAAGGTACTGGTAAGAATTCCCGTGGTAGAACTTGCCCAATATGTAACGGAACAGGAATGAAACCTGAAGAAAAAGAAGAAAGGCAAGAAAGAACTTCTACAAGAGGCAGTAGAAATGATAAGGATGATGAACCTGTAAGGCAAACTAGAATAGTTAGCAGAAATCAACCAAAAGAAGTGGCATCAGGTGGTCGTTCAAAATCAGATAAAGAATGCCCTGCTGGTCTTGTATTCGGTAAGGATAATGGAACTGATGTGGCTTGTGATACTTGCGATCTGTATGACGACTGTATTGAAGCTAAAGTAAAAAGAAGATAAATGAAAATACTGAAAAGCTCAAGTAAAGGAGAGTGTGTATCAGGAAAGATTGTAGGAGCTATGTTGCCTGGGCAACTACACTCCTACCTTTCTTTGTATGCAGTGGCTACTAGCCAAACCAAAACATCTATTGTGAAGAAAGAACTTCAGAAATGGGCAGAACTTGAGATGAAGGTAAATACTGAAGATGTTTTGGTCAAATTACTTTCTGATAAGATATTAGAATCCTGGGAGAAGTTCAAAGATGAACATAAAAAAGCAACTTTTTCTACATTTAAGGCTTATATCAAAACAGAATTGAAAGATAAGGGGATTTCTTACAATATTATTCGTGAAATATTTAAAATTATTGAGTAATGCAGAGAGGCACAGCAAGTTTAAGTCAACAGATGAAACGCCATTCCAATACCAAGGAAGTTGACAAAGCATTTGAAGGGAATTTTTCCATGGTTACCAGTTCAGGTTCCACTCTATTGGATTTAGCAATATCATCAAATAGAGTTCGTGGAGGGGGCTTTCCATCGGGAATAGTGGTAGAGGCTTTTGGACCAAGCCAAAGTGGTAAAACAGCATTATTATGTGAAACTGCTGGTGGTATAGAAAGGAATGGTGGAGATAATCAATTTCATGATCCAGAAGCGAGGTTGGATGAAGAATTTGCCAGGTTATTTGGTATGACTTTATCAAAGAAAAATTATTACAGGCCTGATTTAGTCCCAGAAGTATTTGAAAAAGTTCGTTTATGGAAGCCTGATATAAAAGTCGTTAATGGGATTTTTGCTGATTCTCTTGCTGCTTTGTCTACAGAAATGGAAATGGACAAAGATGAAGGGGATAAAATGGGTGGAAGAAGGGCTAAGGAATTCAGTGAACAACTTAGAAAAACTTGCAGAATTCTTAAAAATAATAATTACCTAATGGTATGTAGTAATCAAATCCGTGAGAATATGGGGGGATTTGGTGAAAAATATTGTACTCCAGGGGGCCATGCCATGGAATTTTATTCAACTGTTCGACTCAAATTTGGATGGCCCGCTAAAATACCGAAAGAAAAAACTATAGCTAACAAGAAAGTTGAAAGAATAATTGGGATTAAGACCGAAATTGAAGTTGTTAAAACTGCTGATGTTCCTTATAGAAAAGCTCCTATTTACATCATTTATGGGTATGGTATTGACGATATTCGTGCCAATCTACAATATATAAAAGATCACACTAAAAACACCGTTTATCAGGTAGGTTCTGAAATACTTTCCAATTCAATGGATGATTCTATAAAGTATGTTGAAGAAGATAAATTGCAACAAAAACTTAAAGATGAGGTTATTGAATTATGGAATTTTATTGAAAAAAAATTTAGCAGTAACCGTACAAAAATAAGAATATGAACGAAATTATATTCACTTTGATAATAACTTTAATTTTAGGGTGTTTTGCTGGTAGAGAATTATATAAAATAGAGTTGAAAAGAAAGGCAAAAAGAAAGAAGAAAAACCCTGACTATTGTGCTTGCAAAGAAATATGTTCTAATCATCTTTGTAAGAATATGCCTGATGAATGTTGTTACGATACAAGACCATGGGAATGATGCAACCAACACCATTAGAATTACTCAGAAAATGTCTTGCTGAATACAAAAGAGATTTAGAAAAATCAACTGAATTGTATAAGGATGGCAAGATTGATGTTGAAACTCATCTTATTCATAAGGAGAATATACGCCCTACTATAGTTACTTATGAAAAAGCAATAAATATCTTGGAAATAAACGAAAAAACTGAAACACAATGCGACGAGATACACGACCACCTCAAAACAATATCTTAAACCTTCTTGCTCTTGATGTAGCTACTCATTGTGGATGGGCTACATCAATAAATGTATATGGGGTTTGGGATTTAACACCAAAACGTGATGAAAGTGCTGGAATGCGTTTAATAAGATTCAGATGTAAATTGAAAGAGATAATTCAATCAGAAAAAATTAATCTGGTAGTTTTTGAACGTCCGGGGGGACAACATAAAGGAGCCATTATTGTTCAATCTGAATTACAAGGACAAATTAAAACTATTTGTGAGGACTTAAAAATCCAATATCGTGGGTATTCTTCACAAGAAATTAAAAAATATGCTACAGGAAAAGGAAATTGTGGTAAACCTGTTATGATTAAAGCCGCACAAGATAAATTAGGCTATCGAGGTGAAAATGATAATGAAGCAGATGCCTTATGGCTCTTAGAACTTGCTAAACATGATTATAAACAAAATTAAAATGTTTAAAAAATGAAAAAATCAAAAGTAATTAAATCGAAAAATTTACCTACCAGATTACCATTATGGCAGACAATTACAACTTTGTTGGCTTTGGATTATTGGAATGCTCCACAATGGTTATGGGGAGTGTTAGCAACTGTATTTTTAATTGTTTGGGGGGTCGGTGTTGCTGGATTAATTTCAGAAGACAGTGTTGACATTTTTAAAGATAAACAACTATGAAAAAATCAGTATTACAAGAATGGGTTGAAGAGCTTACGTATATGCAACAATCGGTTTTATTAACATCATTACGTGGCCCAGATACAATTAAAAAAGATCACGTTTCCAAATTACTTATTCGTTGGATGCGTAGATGTGTATTGTTATCTGCTTTTGATGGTAAAGTTTTAAAAACCCCATATGAACCCGGTGGAGGTTCTTTTACTGGACCATCCTGTACTCTTAAAATGTGGGAAGTTCAAATGGATACATTAATAAATGCTTATCTTAAAACAGTTGATAATCTTCCTCATCATTTCCAATTGTGTTTTATGCATGCTGCGGAAATTATTGGGTATAAGCATCCTGATAAAGAAATACGTCAGTGGTGGTATGTTCTTTATTTACGATTAGTAAATGATCTTCACTTAATGCCAGAACCAGTAGAGAGAATGGATTGGAGATTAGGTGATAAAGAAGAATCTTGGAGAAAAGCTGAAGAAGTAACTGCAAAAAATCCTTAATTATGGTATACAATAATTTACAAATTTACATTAATCAAAACTTTTATTCTAATTCTATTGAAGTTTGGGTGATTGAATTGCAAAGAATTAAACAATATAATATTAGTTGTGATGAAAATGGAAAACTTGTAGAAACTGAAATTGATGAAATGGGAGTATTGACAATTAATGACAAGTTAAAGCCCTTTTTAAATCTTCCTATGCGTTTTGCTAATGAATTGTTTAAGAGATTAGCGGAATACAATGACAAAAATGGTGTAAAAACAGTGGATCAGAATTTACTTGAAGGTAAATTAATGGCCACTGAAGATCACCTAAAAGACATGAAAGAAATGTCTAAAAAACTTCTGGATGCGTATATTTCACAAAAAGATTAAAGACACATTCTATTTTTATTCTAAAAAAAGACAAGCGGTTAATGCTTTAAACCGACCGATGCCGGGTTAGCATCCGGCAAATGAATATTAATTTAAAACCAAATATTATGAATACCTTAAATCTCATATTATTACTATTTTCTATGCTGATTTTTCTATTTTATAATTTATATTATATGGTGGATTTAAAACTTGGTGTACTTAAATCAATTTCTGACAGCATCTATCATCTTCCAAAAAATGAAACCTATTTATTCACCTTTTTTCAATGGGGATTAGCTATACCATTAATGATTGTTGGCAATACCCCTTTGATGTTCTTTTCAGGAGCTTTTATTTGTTTTGTAGGAGTAGCTAATGGACTTGCCAGGTGGGAGCTTGAAGATGCTATTCATGTAGTTGGAGCAACAGGAGGTATTGCCCTTGGAGGAGCTTCCATGTGGATTGATTTAAAAATGTGGTATGTTACTGTAATTCTTATTTTATTTACATTATATACCACATCCAAGTGGAATAAAATATCCAATCATACCACTTGGATTGAAGTATTGGCTTATTTTCTATTTTGGGGGTGTTTATTATATAAAAAAGTTTTAGTTTTAATTATTTTATAAGATAATCCCCATGAAAACCCTTATTTTAATTGATTTATCATCTATACAAAAGAATCCAAATGCTGGAAATACCATTACTTATTTATTTGGTGATCAAAACGCCGAATTTGAATGTAATAAAATTCCAGAGTTTTTAATTGAAAATAAACATTATATTTTAACAGAAACTAATATTACAGATAAAAAGGAAAAGTATAAAGGAATTTTAATTCAAAAAGAATTTACCAATGATTTAATTGAATTGTTTCAAAAATGGGCTTTTGATAATAAAATAAATAATACTGATTATTTTTTCAATATTACTTGGGACAGATCAATAATAGAAGTATCACATATTCCAGAACCAAAATATTTTTATAATTATGAAAACCCCTACGTTAAATGTAGCTATTGTGAAGCTGATTTTTTAGTGGGTGAATTAGAAAGTGATGAACTGGATGATGTATTTATCGATAAAATCTGTCCTAAATGTGGTATGAGTGGTTGTGTCGATATTATATTTGAATCTATTGAAGATGCTTTAAAACGTAAAAACCATGATTAAATCCTTAGATATATTTAATTTTCAATCTCATAAACATTCTACTTTACATTTTCATTCGGGTTTAAATGTGATTGTTGGCCCTACTGATAGTGGTAAATCTGTTATTTTACGCACATTACGAAAATTATTTTTTAACAGACCATTTGGCAGTGCTTTTCGTTCCACATGGGGGGGAGAAACCTATATTGAAACGTTAACGGATGATGATACTTTAATTGGACTTAAAGAAGATTCAGAAAAGACTTACTTTTTAAATGATTTGGAATTTAAAGCGTTTGGTCAAAGCATTCCAAAAGAAATAGCTGATAATTTAAACGTTAATGAAGTTAACATTCAACAACAACTAGATTCCCCTTTCCTTTTCAGCCAAAGTCCCGGCGAAGTTGCTCAACATTTTAATAAAATAGCCCACCTTGAACAAATAACTCTTTCAATATCCAATCTTAAAAAATGGGTTACTCAACTTGAATCTACAATAAAACATAAACAAGAAGACTTATCCAAGAAAATAGATGAATTAAAAACATTCGATTATCTTGAAAAGTTTGAGATTGAATTGGAAGTATTGGAAGATATGGAAAAGAAAGTATCTTCTAAAAAGTCGCAGAAAACCCAATTATCCATCATTATAAACAAATTTAATTTTGTTGAAGATGAAATAGAATGCTATCAAGATATATTGTTAATTGAAGATAATTTAATATTAATAATTGATAAAATTCAAGAAGTACAACAAAAGAAACAAAAAGCAGACGATTTTTCAAAATTAATTTACAATATTGAAGGTATCGAATTAGATATTGAAAGTGAAAAGAATTTAATTTCATGTGAAAAAGATGTTGGGATTTTAATTGAAACGTTAAATAAGCTATCTAATATCGAATCAGACAGAGATCGTTTAAATAAAGTGGTTAAAAATGTAAACTCAGTTTCCGACGATTTAGAATATAATAAAAAATTGTATAATAAATTATACGCTCAGTTCGAAAAGGAAATGGGGGGTGTTTGTATACTTTGTGGAACTAAATTAAAAAAATAACTAATGAAAACAATTCCAATAAAAAGAGGATTCCAAGAAATTTCAATTATTTATGAGCTATCTCAAAAAAACGATTGTGTTATTTGTGGGGGGTATGTTCGTTATTGTGCTTCTCCTTTACCTACTCCAAAAGTCAAGCCCGCTGGAGATGTTGATATTTTTCCAAAAACAGAGAAAGCTACAGAAAATATGTTAAATGATTTGAAAACGTTAGGGTATGAAGTGACTTATGAAAATCATGTTTGTTACACTTTAAAACCAATAGAATCCAAAAAAGAGGAGTTACAATATATCCCCCTCCCACAAATCATAAAGCCAGTTATTGAAGGGAAAATTGTAACATTAGGCACTATTGAAGAGATTCTAATAAATTTTGACTTTACAATAGTTCGGGCAGCGTTGATAAATGATAAAGAAGCATTAGTTGATGACGATTTTGAAGAAGATGAAAAACATCATATTTTACGATTAAAAAATATTCATTGCCCTATAAGTTCATTATTACGTTGTTGTAAATATGCTCGTAAAGGATATTTTATGAGACCTGCTGAAGCTTTAAAATTATTCATGAATTGGAATAATCGTGGAGAAGAATATCAAAATAAAATAATAGCTCTATTCAAAGAATCTTCCAAAGGGATTGCAAGTGAAAGTAATCCTGATGGAATTACCCAAAAAGAAATTGACGAACTTGAAGCCTTATTAAGAATAGATTGATATGCAGCGAACAATCAAAAATAAGCCTGATTTAATATTAATGTCTGATAAGCATCTTAGGGAGCCGGATGCCCAGCCAATATGTCGATTAGATAATGCATGGGAAACCCAATGGATTAAACTTGATTTTATCACATCTTTACAAGATAAATATGGTTGTCCTGTTGTAAATGCTGGTGATCTTTTTGATAAATGGAAACCATCTCCCTATTTGCTTTCTAAAGTAATGGAACACTTACCTAACCAATTTTTATCAATTTATGGACAACATGATTTACCAGAACATAATTTTAAACTTAGATATAAATCTGGAATTCGTACTTTAGAAACTGCTTTTAAATTACAAACGTTGGGAAAATATACAAATCTTACCCATCTAAAGTTTTGTGTGTATGGTTGTAATTGGAAAGAATCCCCTGTATCTGATGTAAACCCAAATATTATAAATGTTCTTGTTTGGCATACATTTACCTACCAAGGTAAAGAACCATGGCCAGGTTGTACTGATCCAAAAGCAAAAACTTTACTGCGTAAATACCCCCAATTTGATTTAATTCTTACCGGGGATAACCACACACCCTTTGTCGAAGAATTTGAAGGAAGATTGCTTGTTAATCCCGGTTCTATTATGCGAATGGATGCTGATCAGATTAATCACAGACCAAGAGTTTATTTATGGTATGCTGAAACAAATACAGTTGAACCTGTTTATATTCCTATTAATCCTGCTATTGATGTGATTAGCCGGGAACATTTGGAACATAAAAAACAAAGAGACAAAAGAATAAATGCTTTTATTGATCGTTTGGATAATGATTGGAAAGTTGAATTATCTTTTGAGAACAATCTGAAAGCTTTCCAACAACAAAACAAAGTAGATGAACAAGTAATGGGTATAATATACAAATCCTTAGAAGTATGAAACGTGGAAATGATGTAAAAGAAGAGAGTATTATGGATTTAATTGATGTATGGCTTTTCAAAGTTAGACAAATAGAAGAATTAACTCAAAGAATAAATAAAATAACTTCAATTAGAGATTTAATTTTAAAAGTAGAACGAAATGAAATTAGTAAGTGGGAATTAATAAATGCCTTAAGAGACACTTATAATTTTTATTCTTCAGAAAATAAAGAAAAACAATTAAGAATGGATAGAAAAAATATGTGTTTTAAAATGAAAAGTGAATTTAAAAATATAAAAAATCAAAAATTAAAACACCAATTAAATGAAGTATCTATGCACATTACATATAAAACAATAACATCTTATGTAAATTTATATTTATGATAGTAATGTACAAATTCTTAGAAGTATGAAAATATTAGTTTCCAAAAATTTAAATCAACTTTTTGTTGGTAATCTCTGTCGAACGGGAGTTGAATTCAATTTGCTAAATAAATCTAAACTTGAAAAAGTTAAAAAGGATTCTCTAATTGAAATTAAACAAGATGACATATTGTTTTCAGTTCTAATTGAGAAACGAGAAACAAAAGTGTTACTTGCTGAAATTTTAATTCCTAAAATTAAAGATCGGGCACCTTTTATTGGGGTTTCTGAACGGACATATTTTCGTATACGTGAAAAAGTAAATTTTTAAGATTATGAAAACAATAAATAACTTTGGAAAAACAATAGAATTTAACGAAAGATTTCATGCTGTTATTTATATAAAAAATAAAGAATTAATACAGACAAAATTATATTTACCTGTTACTGTTGATGATGCCGATTACTTTCCACATAAAAATATTCCTTTTTCAAAATGTATACGAAAATTAACATTTAATATGGAATCTGGAAAAGGTATTATAATTGGGCAAACTACAAAACATGAAGGAGAATATTTTCCAGCAATTGGAAGAGATCACTATTTTGAAGATGATGAATCTGAACAAGCTTATCTAAAAATATCAAAAGTATATTCTTTTTGGAAAGTGGCTACTAAAATGAATGAAATTTTATTAATTCCAAAACATTCAAATTATAAAATATTTTAGAAATATGAAAACACCAGAAGAAATTGAAGCTGCAAAATGGGTATTAAATGGCTTAGTAAGTGGAATTATGTCTAGTGGAGAACAAGCAGATAATTTTACAGAAAATTGTGAAATACGAGGAATGAATTTTAATGAAGCAATTGTTAAAATAGCATTTGCAATTGCTAAAGAATTTGTAAAACAATCTAAAGAAGAATGAAACTACCAATAGTTGATAATCCTTTTTATAAACCTACAAAAAAGCAATTAAAAAATGTACAAAAATGGGTTGATTCAACCTTAGCAAAAAGAAAATTTGAAAGTAAAAATCCAATAATTATAATTAAAACAAAAATTAATATGATAGCAATACACAAAAAGACAGGAATGCGTTATATAATTCTCGAAAGAGAAGTTATAAACAAAACAAACGAACAAAACGGGCAAAGAATGGTTATGTATTGTCCTGAGGGTTGTGAGGAACCTACAATATTTGTTAGGGAAGAAAAGGAATTTTTGGAAAAATTTGACGAATTAAAACCATACCCTATTATACCAAACACTTAAATATATGACAGATAAAGACTTATTGGAACTAAAGAAAAAGGTTGATGATGCTAAGACTGAAGTCAACAAATTAGAAGGGCAAAAAACTGCTCTTTTGAAACAACTTAAAGAAGACTGGAAATGTAAAGATATTATTGATGCTAAAAAGAAATTGTCCGAAATGGACAATGAAATTGAGACTCTTGAAAATCAAATAGAACAAGGGAAGCAAGAACTTGAAGAAAAATATAATTCTGATGAAAAGGTTTAATTTAAAACACTAATAATATGAAACCAATATTTAATGAGTCTCAACGGTTGTTAATAATTATGTATGACTGTGGATATAAGACAATGATGGGAGCTATTTTAAAACTAGAATTGGCTTGGAGGAAAATGATTCGTGAAATGCATGAATCCCTTATTAATATTAATCCAATGATTATATATTGCTTTATTATGATTTGGATTTTATTGGTTTTATACATTTTAATTGAATATCGATAATGATGAACACTCAACAATATCGAAACAGATTGGAGCAATTAAAAGGGAAACGACAACAAGTAGAGTCCAACATAAAGACTTTAAAAAAGGAAATTCGAACAACTCAAATTGACTTGCGTCAACATGAACAAGCCCTTATAATTGTGCGTCAGGTGGGATTAAAGACCCAACAACAACTCCAATTTCATATATCTGACATTACTTCTCTTGCTATCGAATCAGTGTTTAGTGATCCCTATGAATTAAAAGTGGAATTTGTAGAATGCAGAAATAAAGTGGAATGTGATTTATACTTTGAACGAAAAGGGCAGCGGGTTGATCCTTTAACGGCAGCCGGGGTTGGTTCAGTTGATGTTGCGGCTTTCGCTCTCAGAATAGCCAGTTGGTCAATGCAAACCCCTAAATTACGAAACTTGATAATATTAGATGAACCATTGCGATTTCTTTCTATGGAATATCAAGAACTTGCAAGTCAAATGATAAAGGAAATTTCTCAACGGCTCAAAATTCAATTCATTATTGTGACTCATAATCGGACATTAACATCATACGCTGATAAAATATTTGAAGTAAGTATTCGTAAAGGAATAAGTAAAGTGGAGGTAATATGAAAATAAAAAAAGTTGATGTTGTTAGTTATTATTTAGTAACAACAGATAATACAGAAGCTTATAATTACCATTGTGAGGATGACACAGAGCACGCTCCTTTAAAAGATTAATTGATATGAGAAGTAAAAATGATACAGGTTTATTCCAACCTTACGACACTAAAATTGAGTCAGATTATATAGTACAGTATATTATAAAAAACAAATCAATTCTTAATTTATCTAAAATTGCTTGTTTATGTGGTATGGAAAGACATACGTTAGTCAAATTAAGTAAGGGTCAATTACAAACATTATCTGAAAAAAACATTCTCCCATTATCAAACATCTTAAAAGAACTTGAATTTGAAATTCCAATTCGAGTCATAACAATTGAAACCATTCAACAAAAAATAAGCAAGGTTTCAAGGGTTTCTTTAAAAGAAATGAAATTAAAACATAGAAGACAACCAGCAACCGAAGAACGTCAAATCATAATGTATCTCTGTAAAGAATTACTAAAAAGAACATCGTTAAAGAAAATAGGGGAACATTTTGAAGCTGGAAAAACCCATGTATATAATTCATGGAAGACTATAAAAATACAATTAGAAGTGGATTGTCATTTAAGAAAAAAGGTGGATAATTATATTAAATTATTGAAAAATGTTGACTAAAAGAGAATCTGAAGTATTGGGGCTGGTTGTTAAGGGCTTATCCAGTAAAGAGATTGCAAATAAATTATTCTTATCTATGCATACTGTACTTAATCATAGAAAGAACCTTCGAAGAAAAACGGATTGTCATAACACCGCACAATTGATTCAATATTACCATGAATATACAAAATAAAAAGGCCACTTCACAGCGGCCTTTCTTTTACACTACTAACTAACATTTCCAATTTTCAAACTGCTTCTTTCTCTAACTTAAACAGCCTAAGAATTATTTTTATGAGTTTAATATCAAATATACCATTCGCCATAAAGCCGGCAGCCAATGCGTGAACAAGTAA